ATGTCTAATTGTCAGCAAGTTAAAAGTTACACACCTCCGGTGCTGCACACCGGCAAAGACTGGTACATTGACTTCTATGCCTTCTGTCCGGCCACCGGAGCCATGAAGCGCAAGAAATTCAAGCTCAACTACATTGATTCAATCAAGGAAAGGCGGAAGTATGCCAAGGACTTCATGAACCGCATATCGGAAAAGCTGGCTGTCGGCTGGAACCCTTGGATAGAGCAGGAGTCCGGCTCCGCATACATGCTCTTCAGCGAAGTCATAGACCGGTACCGCACATTCCTTGCAAAGATGCTGCGCGACGGACGCTACCGTCAGGAAACAATCAAGTCGTATTCCTCCTACCTCCGGAATATGGAAACGTTCAACGAGGAGAAGAAAGTGCCCATCACCTATATCTACCAGTTCGACAAGGATTTCTGTGTCCTGCTTCTGGACGAGGTCTACATCACAAGGGACAATACCGCCTTTACCCGTGACAATTACCTGGGATTCCTGAAATCCTTCTCCACCTTCTGTCTGAGCCACAACTACATCACCAAGAACCCGACCGAAGGCATCAGCAGCCTTGGACGGCGCGGAAAGAAGAAGATAAGGTGTGTCATCGAGGAGGACAAGCTGCAGAAGATACATGGCTATCTGCTCGAGAAGAACCCGTACATGCTGCTGGCGAGCTATATCCTGTATTACTGCTTCATACGCCCGGCAGAAATGACACGCCTCAAACTGAAAAACATCAGTCTGGCCAGACAGACCATCTTTGTCGAGGACACCATATCCAAGAACCGGAAGGACGGCACCATCACGCTGCCGACAAAGGTCATCCATCTCATGCTCGACCTGAAAATATTCGACTACCCGGGAGACTACTACCTGTTCTCGGACGGACTGAAGCCGGGAAAAAGGGAACGGACCGAGAAGATGTTCCGTGACTGGTGGGCACGGCATGTACGGAAAGACCTGAAGCTGTCGGCAAAGTACAAGTTCTATTCATTGAAGGATACCGGAATAACCAACATGCTCCGGCATTATGACGTATTGAGCGTACGTGACCAGGCACGACATAGCAGCATCCTCATGACGGACATATATACACCGCACGATATTCAGGAAGCGAATAGCCTGATAAAGAATTACGATGGTATATTTTAAAAAAAGCCCCTACTCTCACGAGCAAGGACTTCAAAAATAAAAAAAATGTCCGGTTAATGTGTTTATGGCTTCTCATACAGCACCCAATACGGCTGTCCTGCCAGGTACTCCACATGGTATCTGGCATCAGTCAGCTGCTTGGCCAGCTCCATCGGAGCGACATCGACGATATTCGACAACTCGTACACCAGTTCGACTGTGGTTTTATAGCACTTCTGCGAAGTGGCACCGATAGGCGAATAGTTATGGCCGATAAAATCGGCTATGGCTTTTTGCCGTTCGGCTTGTTTTTTCTTCTGTTCATCTTCCTCTGAATTCTGAGCATTATCATTGTATGCCCGAAAACCTATTTTCCTATGATTGTTCATAATCACTGCCCTCCTCCTTTTTTAAATAATTAGTAAGGAACTTGTTAAATCGCACCAGTTCCTCATAGCCTATATCATTAATCTCACCATCACAGTTGCGTGCATACAATTGATATCTCACCGATTTGGTTCCTCCACTACCTGTATCCACAGTCTTGGTGATAAAGAATTCATCATTCATGCCTCACCTCCTTCCTGCTCCAGCATATTCGCCTTCTCACTGAACTGATAAACGGAACGTACCTTGCAAATATCAAGAAAGAATACCGTGTCGGGGCATCCACCACTTATGACATGAGCCTCGATGCGTATAGTACAGTCACGTCCCAAAGGGGTAGCGGTACATTTCATGCGTTTCATCTTGGGGTGTTCGGCATTGATGCGGTTAACCACATCGCCTATTTCATGCTTGAGTGCATCCAGGGAAAGTTCATCCTTGATAAGAACATCTTTATACTTCTCTACATAATCAATAACCTTTTTCCATGCCCGGTTCTTGGGGGAATAGGTCTGCAGATGGTAAACAAAGAACATCATGCTTTGCCTCCTTTCTCATTAAAGGTGATGTTGACTGTCCCACCATTGACATAGATGGAAATGGATTTGTCACTACGTGCTGCACGGATACGTTTACGTCCGGCGCACAATTCAATACCCAACTGGGCAAACAGTTCTTGAACCTTCTCTGCGGATACATAGCGTCCGTGGGCGCTTTGATTTTGTTTTTTCATACTGTTTGATTGTTTCGCTATAGGCAGAAAAACGGCTGCCATTTCCCGTGTCGCGAAACAATCAAACAGTTGTCACTCCGTAGAGCAAAACAAATTGATGGGAAAGGCAGCCGCCAATTTCGTATGTATCATTTTACTGACGTCAGTAAAATGGTCTATGTATGGGCATAAAAAAAGCCCATTATGTCATGAGCATTAACCGCGCTCTGCGTACATGACTAACATGTTTGATTATTTCGCGTCACAAATATGCGGGTTTATTTTGGAATGGCAAAAGAAAAGCGGAGATTTTTTGTTTCTCCGCTTTTAATGTCACATTAAAAAGTTATACTGGCAGACAACCCACCTGGTGATGCTGACATTTTCAAGTATTTACCTGCCAACCATTCATAACGCAAACTTGAAGCATACAGAATGACAGCAGCCGCTCCAAAAATGACACTGGTTCCAGCAACAGCCACTTCATAGTCTTCGCTGTTATTAAAGAACCAGATTCCTCCACTGACGGCCGCACATGCTAAGGACGCTGTTTTGAATCGGGAAGATTTAATCATCATGTGCCCAGCCTCAAATTGTGGATTCCCCACATCTGTTCTCAATTTTAACGACTGCATAAAAGTCATTGGCTGTTTTTCGGCATTTGGATTCTGCCCATCGACTCTCTCCGGATGTCCTGGAGGTATTTGCCTCTCGGTTGTTTCTGTGTTTCTACGATTTTCACGTCTCATTTCCGGACGTTCTTGTGCTAAAACAGTGTTTGCCACTAAGGACAGAACACAGATTAAAAATAAAACTCGTTTCATATTCAATTATTTATTCTAATTCTGGAAGACTTTTATAACCTCTTTATTTATAAGAGGTTTGAGAGAAAGGATAAAATAGAGGTAACGAATTGGCAACCGTATTTATTTCTGCGCTTTGCTGTGAGTTGCGGTCAAAGTCACTCGTATTGATGCAAAAGTAGCAATAAAAATCGAAAACGCCTCAAATTATAATGTTTTTATAATCTTAGGCGTCTCCAATATACTTAATACTCGTATAGTGTAATCTTATCAATGGTGAGAAATATCGACGTTACAATTAGTTAGGAAGTAAACTTGATTTTTTTCGTGACGACCAATCACCCCAAGGCATCTTTCTTTTTTGAGGGTAACAAATATAAAGATGTCTTTGAGCTCTAGTAATTGCAACATATAGGTTATTTTTCTCTTGTTGCATTTCAATGCTATTGTACCCTTTTTTAATAGCACGATAATCAGGGAATGTCCCCTCATCCATACCCACAAGGAATACTACTACAGCTTGCTGGCCTTTCATAGTGTGGACTGTACTCAATGTAACCCCTTCTCCGTCCGAAGAAGTGACAGAGGTTTGTCCCAACGACATTGCATTACGAAAAGCAGACAAAGAATAGTTTGTTACACTCTTAGCATAAGAACTCCAATGATGTTTTAACAATTCAAATTCATCAAAAACAGCTAAAACTTCATCTGTTGATTTAAATTCCGAAGCATTAGAGGCTTTTAAAGTGTTCAATATAGATTTGACAGTTTGATACATATTACTACCATCATCTTTCAACAGTGAGGCTTGCCGCACGACTTCTTTTAAGAATGCATCGCTAATATTTTCTACGACTTGTTCTAATGATTTGCAATGGCTCACGCCTACTATAGACTGCAACATATCAAGATGCAGTCTATCATAGGGATTGGTTCGTACTACCATAGCCAAATCAAAAGCTTTAGCAGCAGTGGATGCAAATTCCAAACCTGCTCCCGTAGTTTTATAATGATACGGCAGGCTACTACTTTTTAATTGCTCCTCAATCTTTCCAAGAACGAATTTATTTCTAGCAAGTACTGCAATATCAGAATAATTCAATTTCCCGTCATAACCTTCTATTTCAGTACCAACCAATGATTTTATAACACTTACGACTTCTTGCGCTTCTTCACATGGTGTATCATAAGCATATTCCTTACAAACTCCCGTATAAGGTAAGGTTACATCTAAGGTCTCATCATGCACTACCTTTTGAGCATAATCCAAAATCGCCTTCGCGCTTCGATAATTTTCATTTAGGTTATATACAGTCGGATTGTAGTCCTTCACAAACCAATCATCCATATATTTACTACTTGAACCATTAAAGGCATATATGGATTGTTTGGTGTCGCCAACCAGCATTACGTTCTTATGCTCACCACCAGTAATCGCGCGAAGAACCATGTATTGAGCCTTGTTTAAATCCTGAGCCTCGTCCACACAAATGTATGTAAAACTTCTTCGATATAAGTCTGCAATTCTTGGATTATGTATCAGTAATTGATAAGCATTAAGCAACAAATCATCAAAATCAATTGCGTTTAGCGAATCCATCTGCTCTCTATAACTTAAATATAGATTACGCATCTGCTCATCTTTAATAACATTATAGAGTTCTTCATCTAAAATCACAGACCGTTTTATAAGGCTGATATTATCCAATGCCCGATAAAGAGTTTCCCTACGTTCTTTATCATTCAGGCCTCTATACCACTGGCTTAAAGATGGAGTTTCAGTAATTGTTTCTTCCAAGATTTTCTTTCTATCGTCATCTGCAAAAATTTGTGGCATTGTCACAAACCTAGTAACGGCAATATGGCTTTCAATGATTGATTCACATAGACCATGGAAAGTAGCAACAAAAACATGCTCCAGTAGATTTTCATCCACTTCTGCAAGTCTTGTTCTAATCTCCTCACAGGCTTTGTTGGTAAATGTAATTGCCAATACTTTACGCTTGGTCATACCAGCCAACATTTTTATACGTTCCACAAGTACTCTTGTCTTGCCACTACCAGCACTTGCACGTACTAAAACTGCACCATCTGTCAATGATGCAATTTCTTGTTGTTTGGGAGATAACTTTATCTTACACATGACATATATCCTTTTTTATTCCATCAAATAGTTTAACTACTAATGGAGGTAATGGTTTTTCGCTTTCAATTATACAATTTGCCAATACCGGACCTAGCTGAGCCTTATTTTTCTCCATTATATCATCCAAAGCTGTCAATCTACCATCTTCACCATCATATATTCGTTCAATATCCACAAATATATGTTGATTACAGCTTTTACATATATTGGGAGTTTGTCCCCTCCCTTTAGGCTTATGATTGAATTTCCTGATAAATTCATCAATGTAGCCTTCTCCTTTCAACTGTTCGATAGCCTTTTCTATTTCATCTTTATACCCATCATCAAGGAGCATTCCTTCAAAATCTTTTTCAGAGGAAATGATGAAAATATTATTCTGGTCTGCCAGTTCCTTATCTTCATTGTAAGTCCTCTTCAAAAGTTTTTTAAGACCTTTCTTGGTGTCTTTTTCTCCATCAGAGAAAATATACCAAGGTATCTGAAACGCTTCAGCAAGGGCTACAAATGGATAATAATTACCACATCCCTTTGCATCGACAAACGACAGACCGGACTCAACTGGAGTCAATCCCCAATGTTGTTGACAGAAAATAGGTAAAGCTTGTACTTCTGTCTCACCTTCGCCCAACACAATTGCTTTGGCAAACAACAGTTCGCCATTGCTAGTCAATACGGCTTGCCTGATTTTTCTTTGTTCCTCTGAAGTTAGTTCTGTAACGGGCAAACTTCCACAAACTGTATTCTCAGCGGCTTTATACATACCTCTCAACTCTGATAATTCTGCACAAGCAGCCACATATGGAGAGTGTGTTGATATTATTTTAATGCCCGGCATTTCGTTCATCTGTTTGTAGAGTTGCTTCTGTGCATTCGGATGCAAATGTGCTTCAGGTTCTTCTATAGCTATAATCGGCAAAAAAGCCTCGTCTTCTGGGTTCTTGCTGTCGCACATTTGCTTTACAAAAGCCCGAAACGACAACATGGAAGACCAACTCCTAGTACCCATACCATGATAGTCCATTGTAAAACTACTATCCTCCGTTCCATAATGGATAGTCAAGCTCTTGTTCAAATCTCGCAATTTCTTAGCAAAAGGTGACACATAGACTTTGCCTGAAGAGTCCATTGTAGCGTCAATCCCTTTTAGTGATTCCTGAATATTTTTAAGCACATCACTCTTTTCTATGGCTTCTGCATTTAAAGAACTTATTTTTTGTTCTAATTCAGCAACATCTTTCGGGTCATAATTACTAACTACATCACCAAGCATTTTACCTAAATAGGATGTTCTGGCTTTTAAATCATCCTGAATATCCCGTTTTGCATCCAGATAGTGAAACTGAAAATAATCTCCCTTAACTGTAGATTTTTTACCCTTCAAATTTTGCCAAGCGATGCCCGCCGAGTCCCATTCATTCAAGATTTGCATATCCCTATTAAATGAGTTCTGAAGTGTTTGAAAAGTGTATTTAACACGCAAAGGCACATAGGCGTGTTCTTCAGCATCCATTTTTATATTATCCGCACCAAATGCAATTTCCCATACATCTGAGAAATTTGCAATACGTTTTCCATCATTATCAATTGCGACTATTTTGGCATCAACAATGATATAATTTGATTTGCCGTTCTTGTCAATGTGTAAATCTTCTGTTGAAAGGAACGAGCTGTTTCCAAACAACAGCTGTAGCGCTTTTAGAACAGAGGTTTTCCCGACATTATTCATGCCAGTAAGTACCGTAGTTTCAGAAAGGCTCATTTTAAAATCTTTCAATCCACGGAATCCATCTATTCTAATTTCGTTAATCAGTATCTTTTGCATAAGAAGACAATTAAAATTGTTATGTGCAAAGGTAATTCTTTTATGGCAGAAAATGCTCGTTTACCAAATAAAATTTTGTACTTTTGCACTCGTTAAACAAGATAGTGCGTGTATGAACCGAATAAAGGAAGTATTGGATGCAAAGGGTATTAGCCAAACAGAGTTGGCAAACAGGCTTGGAAAGACCTTTAATATGATCAATCTATATACAACAAATAGAGTCCAACCACCCATCCATGTCTTATATCAAATAGCCGAAATTTTGGATATCGACGTTCGGGAACTTCTTGTTTCAAATAAAATTTAACAGCGGACAATTATGAAACTGACAGATATAATCAAAGGAACTGAATACGACCTTAGCCTGTTTACAGAGGCGCAAATTACTGAGTTGGAAAGCCGTATAGCTAAACGGGAAACAAAAAAAGGAACAGAGTATTATTTTACATGCGCTGTACGCAGAAAGAATATTAAAGTAACTCCTGAAGAAGTGGTGCGCCAATTGTATCTGTTGGTTCTTACCAGTGATTTGGGTTATCCAGTTTCTCGAATGGAATTGGAGTATGAAGTCACGTTTGGTAGGGAAAAGAAACGTGCTGATATTGTCATTTTTGACAAACAGCAAACGACAAGTCCATACATTATTGTAGAGGTCAAGAAACCAAAGTTGAAAGATGGAAAAGAGCAACTGAAAAGTTATTGTAATGCAACAGGTGCTCCAATCGGTGTATGGAGTAACGGGCGTCAAATTTCCTACTACCACCGTAAAGACCCCAATTATTTTGAGGATTTAAGTGGCATACCTCGTGCAGACCAAAAACTATCTGACATACTCTCCGAGCGTTGGAAGATTGCTGACCTTATCAAAAAAGACAAGTTGGTAAATGAACGAAAGTCCCTCAAAGACCTTATCCTTGAAATGGAGGATGAGGTGTTGGCTGGTGCTGGTGTAGATGTGTTTGAAGAGGTATTCAAACTCATCTTTACCAAATTGTTCGATGAAATGGAAAGCGGGCGTAAGCCTGACAGAAATTTGGAATTCCGCAACTATGGTGATACTGAAACGGAATTAAAAGACAAATTACAAGCGTTATTTGACAAAGCAAAAGGGAAATGGCAAGGCGTTTTTACAGATGATGCCAAACTTTTACTCACACCCTCACACTTGTCTGTTTGTGTCGCATCTTTACAGGATGTGAAATTGTTCAATTCCAACCTTGATGTGGTAGATGAAGCTTTTGAGTATCTTATCAATAAAAGCAGTAAAGGCGAAAAAGGGCAATACTTTACCCCTCGTTATGTGATTGATATGTGCGTAAAAATGCTCAATCCGAAAGCGAATGAAAAGATGATAGACACTGCGGCTGGCAGTTGTGGTTTTCCTGTTCATACGATATTCCATGTTTGGGAAAATATCCTCAAATCCAAAGGCTTGAGCCGTAGTCATTTGTTTACCTTAGAAGAAAAACCTGCCGAATGTACAGACTATGTTCAAGACAATGTTTTTGCCATTGACTTTGATGAAAAGGCTGTACGTGTGGCTCGTACCCTAAACCTTATCGCAGGAGACGGACAAACCAATGTCATGCACCTAAATACGCTTGACTATGAACGTTGGGATGAGACTGTAAAAGATGAAATTTGGTCTGATACTTATTCTGAAGGATGGAAGAAGTTAAAGAAATTGCGCACAGACAAAAATAGTAATCGTGATTTCAACTTTGATATCATTATGGCAAACCCTCCGTTTGCAGGGGATGTAAAGGAAAGTCGTATTCTTGCTAAATATGATTTAAGTCGCAGTGTTTCATTGGAAAAATTTAAAAATGCACCGCAAGGTGCTAATGTGGTAGCAGGAGAACCAACTTTTCCTGAAGCACTAAATAATAATGGCGAAACAGTCTATCAGATGAGCGATGGTACATTCCGCAAAACCAAGTTGAAACAGGCTTCTAATATGAGCCGTGACATTTTGTTTGTGGAACGAAATCTTGACTTCTTAAAGCCGGGAGGACGTATGGCTATCGTGTTGCCACAAGGACGCTTCAATAACAGTAGCGACAAATCATTGCGTGAATATATTGCTGACCGTTGCCGCATTTTGGCTGTGGTAGGCTTGCATGGCAATGTGTTCAAGCCACATACAGGAACAAAGACAAGTGTCCTTTTTGTCCAGAAATGGGATGAAAACCTGTGCCCTAAGGTTGATGATTACAACATTTTCTTCGCTACCATGCAAGAACCGAGCAAGGATAACAGTGGAGATAAAATCTATCGTAATACAATTGACGAAGATGGTAATAATGTTCCTTTGCTTGACAGTCACGGTCATTTGATTGTGAAGCACGACCTTTTCAATCATGATGGTTTAACGCAAGATGGAATTGCAGAGGCATTTGCCGAGTTCGCCAAGAAAGAGCGTCTCTCTTTTTTCGCGGATGCCCCTTTGACGAAGTAAAGTATAAGACTTTGTTAGAGGGGCTTAGAATTAAAGAAATCTGCATACAAATTGTAAAACGCAACAATGTCTTTAGGCTTGAATCAGAATTTTACAATGCTGATTGCATGAATTATAAAAATGTTGTAAAAGGTAATGAAGCAATAGAATTTTCTCAATATGGTACATCAAATGAACTTAATGAGATAATGTCAGGATACCCTGTTTTACGACTTAATGAGTTTAATTTATCCTTTATATCCGAACCTGCAAAGTTCTGCGATTTGTTAGATACAGATACTTTTCTTTCACTCAAACTAAAGAAAGACGATGTCCTAATTTGCCGCACTAATGGAAATCCCAAATTAGTAGGAAAAAGTGCCATTGTACCTACAGATTATGACTATGCTTTTGCTTCATATCTATTTAGGGTAAGACCTAACAAAAATATCATCAATTCGCCTACACTGGTTGCATTCTTAAATTCCCGGTTTGGTAGAATGGAAATAGAAAGGTATGCGATGGTTGGAAATCAAGCCAATTTTAGTCCTGCAAAATTCAGAGAAATTTCCATTCCTATTTTACCAAAGGATGCGCAACAACGCATTGAGAATTATACATACTTATCTTTTGATGCACTTGAAAAATCAAAACAACTCTACACTTCTGCAGAATCCTATCTTCTTGAATGTTTAGGCATGGCAGATTTTGCTGCAAATCCTGACGCATATAACATTAAAACTCTAAAAGAATCATTCCTCGAAACAGGACGTTTCGATTCCGAATACTATTTACCAAAATATGAGGACTATATAGAACTTGTACACTCTTATCCGAATGGTTACGACCTGATTGGTAATGTATGCGACATTAAGGACAATAACTATACTCCTGTTAATGGCATACAATACAAGTACATTGAACTTGCCAATATTGGTAAATCGGGCGAGATAACAGGATGTAACGAACAAGCAGGAGATGAACTACCAACACGAGCTCGTAGAATAGTACATAAAGGAGATGTGATAGTCTCCTCGATAGAAGGTTCTCTTGATGGCTGTGCTTTAGTAACGGATGAATATGATAGGGCTTTATGTTCAACAGGATTTTATGTTCTGAAATCGCATCAACATAATCCCGAAACATTACTTACGTTGTTTAAATCATTGCCTATTCAAAACCTGATGAAGAAAGGTTGTTCGGGCACGATATTGACGGCTATTGGTAAATCTGAGTTTGAAAAAATCCCCATTCCACTTATTCATCAAGAAGTCCAAGATGAGATAGCCAAACACGTTAAAAAGAGTTTTGAGCTACGCATGGAGGCTATGCAATTACTTGAAAATGCGAAACTTACGGTGGAAACCATCATAGAAAATGGGGGGGGGGGTAATTTGTTGATTTACAATAAATTACAGTTTAGTGCGCTTGAAGAGTGGAATCAGGCAGTTTGGCTGCTATTTACAGAAATAGGTATAACTTCAAACATTGATGTAAAAGCACCAATAGGCAGTACATATAAAAAACTATCAAATAGTTTCTTGAAAAGTGGCAGATTGGATGCAGAATATTATCAACCCAAATATGACCATTTGTTCAGTGAATTAAAGCGATTCAAAACAAAAACAATAAGACAAATAGCCACATTATCCAAATCAATAGAACCCGGTAGTGATGCTTACTGTGAAAAAGGAATTCCGTTTATCAGAGTAGCAGACCTCTCTAAGTTTGGATTGTCTGAACCTGCTATTTATTTGAACAAGTTAGAATTTAAGGACACGATTAGACCTCAAAAAGATACGATTCTCCTATCTAAAGACGGTAGTGTTGGTATCGCATATAAGGTGGAGGAACCTATTGATGTTATTACTTCAGGCGCAATTATTCATCTGAACATTACGGACAAAGATGTGCTTCCTGACTATCTGACATTGGTTCTCAATTCTTTTGTTGTGAAGTTGCAAGCAGAAAGAGATGCTGGCGGTTCTATAATTCAACATTGGAAACTATCAGAAATAGAAGATGTAATAATTCCAATATTGCCACCATCTGAACAAGTAACTATATCTAAAATGCTCCAGCAAAGTTTTACCTTGCGAAAAGAAAGCAAACGCTTGTTGCAGGAAGCGATACAAATAGTAGAAACCGCCATTGAAGAAAACTAAGTCAAATATTTGTCAGCCTGTATTTATTTATTGTACTGGCTGACTGGTAAATATCTGATAATTATTACAATCTCATTCCACGTTTACGCTTCTTCATCCTGCGAAGCATATCCGCCATCTCCTGATTGGCTTCCGCATCAGTGGCGTTGTAGCCACTGCCGTTAAGCAATCCTAACGAGCCATTGAAAATCTCATTGTGTTCCGAGTAAAATGATGTGCTTGGCGTGATAGTTTCATGCGATAGGATTGTCATGTCCTTTTGTTCTTCTAGCCTATTGCGCTGCAATGCCGCATCAATCTTGGAATAGCTGAAACGCCTATCCACCCTGGAGCCGTTGAAATGGTAGCCATTCTTGGTGAAGACCACGCCCTGTATTTCGTCAGTCTGCCCCTTGTGCTTGAAATGCATTTCCACACCCTGCCGTTTCATGTTGGCGACAAGCACGTTCCAGTTACCGCACCTGCCGACCTCCTTTTTTAGGATGTCGTAAAGCTCATACTTCGTCCTGTCCGGCTCTTTCAGCCGCTCACGCTTGACGTTATCCTTGCCGTTTGCCATGTGCAGCCCGGACTTCTGTGTAAGCTCCTTGCAGATACGGGTGCTGCGCAAACGCTCGTTTCTGTCCGAAATGGTGTTGCCGTTGTTGTCGATGCGGTTGAAAGCTATATGCACGTGCGGATGTTCCTTGTCGAAATGACGGGCGATGAAGAACTGTGTGTTCCGTATGCCCATCCGTTCCATGTATTCAAGTGCGATACCTGCCATGAGACGGTTCGTCAGACGTGGCTCATCCTCTTTGGAAAAGTTCAACGCGATATGCCCGACCGGTTTCGTCACCTTATCGTTCATCCGCGACTGGGCATTGAAACTCATGGCGATGGTTTCATTGTTTTCTATGAACAAGCCTTCGTACATTACCAACTGTGTACCCTTATTCTTGTCAAGAATGTACTCCACCACGCCCTTGAAGTCACTGCCTTTTACAATTTTCGCCATCATATCCCTATCTTGGTCAGGAGTTCGTGAATCCGTGCCACCGCCACCTTGCAGTCCCACTGTTCATCGTGGAACCCTCCGGCGTTAGCCTTGCGTGCAAGCTGGTTGAGATTGTTCGCCATGCCGCAGAGCTGGCGTATATATCCTACGTGTTCTTCCGACAGCCGTTCCCTCACGTGACCGTTTCGGTAACATTCTCTCATATACTCGCTCGGCGATATGCCCGCCTCATACGCCTGTGTCAGCAGACTGAAGTAGTCGGCTGCCGTCATCTTTACGCTAATGCGATAGCTCAGCTTTTCTGCCGTTTCCTTTTTCGGGCGACCGCCCTTGTTACGTTTCTTATATTTCATATTCTGATTATTCAATGCTGTTACTGATTATACTCTATAGACCAACGGGATGCCACTTACCGAAATTTGGAAAGTGGGTTGCAAGCGGTTTCGGTACACCCGAAACACAAACTTGCTACCTCCCCAATTCCGTCAGATGAAATTCGAGCAGCTCCCGTTTATTACTCCGTTGGTTCATAGTCCCAAGCCTTTCTTTTTGGGCTTAACGATGGCTCGTGGCGGTGGATTGACAGTTTGATTCTGTCGCTTGCCACACAAGTAATCGTTCAGGTCTTTGTGTCCGTTGTAGTTGTTGGAAAAGTCGCGGATGCGTCCGGCAAACTCTTTTTCCAGTTCCCAATATGCTTTCCGCCCTGCCTCGTCATTGTCGAGCAGGCAGTGGATATGCTCGTATCCATGCAGCACGTCAATGGCTTTGGAGACATTGGAAACCGAATTGAGAATGACGTAATCCTGCCCGTCAAGGCTGGGCATGGCCGGGTAGTTCTTCATCCGCAACGTGAGGAATGAAAGGTAGTCCGTCATGCCCTCGAACACGAGGCATTTCCCTCTCGGCTCACCCGCCTGCCGGATATGGCTGATGTCCTTCGGTGCGATGCAGCCCTTGAAGAAACGGTTGCGCACTTCATATCCTCCCGCTACGTTCGGAAAACCGATGGCGAAATAGGGCTTGCCGTTATGGGTGAAGTGCAATTCCTTACATTCCGGCTTTGCCAAGGCGGTATCTATACCCCGTTCCTGCAAGTAGCGGAGCAATGCCGGATGGGAAAGTTCTTTCACTTCCAGATGTTGGAAACTCGGCTCGGATGCCTGCCAGTGAAGAGAGAAAGATACAGGTCGGACGTGTGGCATTTGCTCCACTATCTTACCAAGCAGGTAGGGTACACAGTCCGAACAGTAAAGTTCTTGCGCCAATGCGATGATGTTGCCGCCTCTGCCCAGCCCGTAATCGAACCACAGATTGTGTTCCACGCTCACCTTGAACGATGCTTCTGTTTCCTGCCGGAACGGGGATTTGTACCAAAAGTTGTTTCCTTGCTGCTTCACGGGCGAGTAGCCCAAACTTTGCAGATAGTCCGCCAGTCTGATTGTTTTTGCTTCTTGAATGTTCATAATGTATATTCCTACGGATTTGATGATGGTTGATAAAGCGATGATTTGATGAATGGTGCTATATTCTTATTGGATATCAACACAATAGCCTCTCATCACGCTTTCATCAAAACATTTACCGAAAGAGAAAGCATGTCGGTGGTTTCTTTCTCTTTTCATCAGCAAAATGTCTTTGATGGAAGGTCGATGAGAGCGTAGCAGTCTGTATTCCAATATTTTTATATACTTATTCATCATTTCATCAAAATAATCATAGAGCCTCTAAAAAGGCTCTTGTCACGGTGTAAAACCTTCCTGTCCTGCGCAGCGGAGAGTAACGGCATTCACGGCTGTAGTCCACTTGGTAGGTGGTATATGTGAGGGTGTTGTGGGCAGGTGTCAGTTTCCAACATTCCTGCAATACCTTCCGTACCTGATGTTTCTCCGCTTTGACATACGTATTTGCCAACAGAACGAGTATATCATGCGGACAGAATGAAACACTGTCCACATTCATCGTTGTCATAATATCGAGAAGCAGCTCATACATTTCAATCTCCAATCGGTTGCGGTTGCTGCGGATAATCTTCTGTAAGGCTTCTGTATGCAACAGTGACGGGGCAAACCACATACGGCTCTCTTTCTTGGTGGATAGTATCCTGTTCTGCAAATGATAGAGGAAAGCTGGTATTTCCGCTTTCAGCTTTTGCAGGAAGCAGGTATCATCGGATTGCAAGCGGTCTATCTTGCGCACCCAATAACGTGTTTCACCTGCGTCTATGATGACAGGCAGATATTCGTTGTTGGAACACAGCACGAATTTAGCGAAGAATGCTATCTCGTCACGGTCTTTGCCTTTGGCTTCCACTTTGTAAGAGAGTGTGGTGCTAAGATTCTTCAACCGCTCGCTATCCTCCCTGCGGCTCAATAACACTTCATCCACCACGATAAGCAGTTTGCCAGCCCAATCGGAATTGAACTGGCTGCGGAAGTCCTCGTTGGTGTTGAATGTGACATTGTTCTGAAACAGGGCTTTCAGGAAGTTCAGAAACGTACTTTTTCCCGTGTTGCGTTCCTCCGATACCAGCAGCAGGATAGGCAACTTCTGAATCGGTTGCAGGTATAGCAGTTGCAGGTAGTCCATTCCCAACTCATATTGTTCCCCGAAGATGTGCCGCACCAATGATTGTATGTGCGAGAAGTCTCCCTCCTGCGGTTGATGGTCTATCGGTTCGTACAGGTTCATGAACTTGTCCACTACCGGACGATAGTTCACATGGTCGGGGACTGTGCAGAAGCCATCATACTTCGGCACGCTGGCAAGATAGTGTTTGCCATAATCCTGCCGTAGTGTCTCGTTGTTCCATACAATACGTTTCCTCACATAGCCACCGTTCAGCCGGGGCTGGTTCACTAACTTGTAGAGGGTCGTACCTACCCGTATGAACTCCTCCTTTCTGATATTGCCTTGTTTCATAAGCACTTCATTTTGTTTTAATCAATGCAAAGCTCGGCAATTCGGATAAGACGGATTGACAACTCACGCATGCCTCACGTAAGATTTTCTTGGATTTGGCACAAACACATACAAATAAAGTCCGAAGAAGTGCCACTCTGACGGGTTCTTCTTCGGACTTGTCGTAATCATACATATGAATAGCAATACACCTATTCGAATAAACGAATAATTATATTGTTGGCAATGGAAATACGCATCGGTTTCATTACTTCATGTCGTCATATCAATGTGTTTTATGCCTGATAATTAGTCGTTTCCATACTATTCATACCCAGCGAAAAGAAGATGCTTGCTTTCTCTTTTCGCATGTACAGCCTTTCAAACAGGAGTTTGCGCACCTGCTCCGCACCGAAGCTGTCGATACGGAATGCAAGCGCGACTATCATCTGAAAACTGAACACATCGGCATGACAACCGTTATTCAGCCGGATATACTTTTGTACCTTGTATTCGTTTAACACGCCACTTTTATATACCGCTCTGATAGCAGTACGGAGTGTCGGGGCGATTACCCCGAACAACTCCACCAGTTCCGGCTCGCTCATCCATATACCTGAAATGTCTTCCGGCAATATGACGCTGCCGTATTCGTTTATTGTCATGATGCTCCTTTCCATTTCCATACTCATGACACCGTTATACCGTTAAACGTCTTACTCAGTTTATCGCCGAACATCGTCAGGTCGGTATTCAGTTTCTGCGTGGTAATCTTTGCATATATTTGGGTCGTGACAATGTTCGTATGTCCCAATACACGGCTCACGCTTTCGATCGGCATTCCTTTGGTCAGAGCCAGCGTTCCGAATGTATGGCGGGCGCAATGGTACGAGATTTGCTTCTCTATACCGCATTCACTGATAACCTTTTTCAACTGCTTGCACATCGTCCAGTAGTTGATTTTCCCGAACACGGACTTGTCTCCCGAACGGTTCTTGTAACGTTCGATTATCTGCATGGGAATATCAAGCAGTTTCACTTGGAAAGGGACATCGGTCTTGTGCCGCTTGCCGATTATCCATTTCTCTCCGTTCACTTCCACGATTTCATCCGTAGTCAGTTCCTTCATGTCCACGAAACTAAGGGCGGTGAAGCAGGCGAAGATGAAAAGGTCACGCACCAGTGTGAGTGTGGGATTTTCAAACTCGTGTGTCATGATGGTCTTTATCTCGTCCTCCGTCAGATACTCCCGTTCCTTCACGTTCGGGCTGATATGGAACTGTGCAAAAGGGTTTCTCGGTATCAGCCCGTTATAATGCGCCCGCATCACCACGCCTTTCAGCCACATGCAGTTGAGCCATATCGTGGCGTTCTTCAACCCCCGTTCGGCAGTGAGATATGCCGCGAACTCCTTGATGAAGTCGGGTGTCAATTCGAGCATCGACATATCCGTGCGCTTGTAGAACGACTTGATGAAAGCCGCCACATAGTTTCTCGCACGCATCATTACCTTGTATGTGCCGATGGTGCGGTCTTTGCCAACACGTTTGAGGAAGTTGGCGCAATCCTTGTCGAACGCCCTGATAAGCGTTTCATACTCGCTGCCGATTCCCTGATAGGCATTGCGCACCATTTCCGCCGTCACGAACGCCTCTCGGTCGGAAAGTTTCTGGTAGTGCTTGATGATTTGTGCCTTGATGTTGTCAAGGGCGAGGTTAATGTCCCGTGCCCCCTGGCTCTTGCCTTTCGCCCTGTTCCCTTTCACGTCCCAAAGTGCCTTTGGGATGTTCTGCTTACAACTGAACTGCGCCACAGTCCCGTTGATTGTCACCCGTCCCATGATGGGGACGATGCCGTTCTTCTCCTTGCTGCCGTTCACGTAGAACAGCACTTTGAATGTACTTCTTGCCATACTCGTCTTTTTTGATTGCAAAATTAAGTATCAACGAGTTAGACCTTGTAAGCCAAACACAGCCACACGTAGAAAATGTCAGTGCCACGTGTTAAAAATAGCATTTCGGCGGGTAATGATTTGAAAACCTAACGGCTTCATAAATCCGCTTTCCTTTGCATTACCCTGTTTTTTCGCCTGTCCTCTTTTGTCTTCGCAAACCCTTTATTAACAGGCGTTACGAAGACTTTTCTACCTTTTTATTAGCCTTTTCCAGAGATTTATTCTATTTTTGCCAAAAAGAAAGTTATCATGAAATATACCGATAAAGATATACAGCAAGCTATAGAGCTTTCACAATATGCAGCCAATAAATGCTCTGAATTAGAGGATTACTCCATAGAGATGGAAGAACAGCTGTTTCGTTTACAACGGAAATGCAGTTTAATCAGAACATTGCAGATAACCACTCCCATAAGTTTGCTAATCGGTCTTTTGTTAGGACTCCTAATATAAAACCCACCGCTCCCCAAACAGCGCTGGCAATATTGATATAGTTTCCCCACAATGTCGTTTTCTTTATCCTGCTATCCAGCTCGTTTTCTTTTTCCTTCATCTCCAAATATTTGGCAAACCCCATTTTTACAGCTTTCTTGCCTTCGCGGGTCAAACAAATAGATTCAGTTTTTCCTTGTGCAGTAGAAATTAATCCTTCTGAATCTATGTCCGTTATAGCTTGCGTTATACGTTCCATATTATAACCTTTTTTTTGAAATTTGTCTTTAATATCCTTAGGATGAATAATGGTTTGTTCTGATATATATGTCAGAATGAAATCTTCCAATGAATTCATATCTAAAAAATCAATTCCTTATGCCGCGCGCCCACCGGAACCACCCGGAACCCGATTGAGTACGGGTTGCACGGCATAAGGAATTGAAACGTTTGGTTTATATTGGGCACTGCAAAGGTGTTAATTCTATTTCACATATCCAACAAAGAGATACAAAAAAGGCTTCCAACCCGTGGAAGCCCTCCTAATTGTCATTAAAAACCTTACGGCCTCGCGATTGACCGAGAAGTATTTTTCAATTCATTGGAATTTACATCATGCCAAGTGCACCTGACTTATGTCATTCAGAAAGCCATGCAATGCGCTTTCTATTTTTTCAACCTGAGCTTTACGTGGTTTTTTCAAACCTGATGCGTAATGTCCCAAGAGTTTCTGGTTGACCCCCGTTATACGCTCCAGTGCAGCCTTGGTAAAAATACCGCTATAATACTGGAGGAACGACTGTACATCAAAAGTCCATTCTACGGATATTTCTCCTTGTAATTCTTTAGGGACTGTAGAATTATGTTTTTTATACAGTTCAATGGAGGCAAGAAGATTCTCTTTTGTTTCCTGCACAGTTTCACCCTCTCCATAGATACCAGGAACATTGTCAGCCCACGCACCGAACAAGTCCGGTCCTTTTTCAATTGTCACTTTAAGTTTTCCCATAATAAAATCCTCCTTTCAAACATATAGAGAAAAGGGGGAGCTTATTCAAGCTCCATATCCCTGATAATTTTCTTTCTTAGTCCTTCACCCATTTCTTTGGCGCCGTGATAGGGCACCGGGTATCTGATACCGTTCTTGTCTTCATAAATCCGATGGCTCCCGTCTCCTTCACCTTTTATCCAGTGCCATCCTCTTTTCTTTCCACGTTTCAGTATCTGACTATGAAATTCTCTTGATTTAACCATATCTTAGTTGTTTCAATGACGCAAAGGTAGTAAAAATTCTACTTTATGCAAATAAAAAGAGCTTTTTTATTCTATCCGGTAAAAAGTTCCCTTCAGTACCTTGCTTAATCCATCAACATCTATTTCCGTCTCAATCTTCTCGCACAAATACTGCTTGTTGCCTATAAGAAACACCTTATTCACATCCGGCAGCTTATTGGCTTGGAACTGGATTGTGTAAGGGATATTGGAGTGAAACAGACTGAGTGTCGACAACCGATGTCCGACACTGTCCGGACAAACATCGTTCAAGCTTAGGGAATACGGAAGGAAGTCTGTGAGCTGTGCCCCGGTCTTCTGCTGGTAGTCCGTAAAAGGATAGGCATAATCATAGGCATGTGTCTGACCGCTGTAAGTTACGTTCTGCCGGTTGAACTTGCCGGTATTGACAGCCACTTCCATGTGCCCGTTTTTTTCCTGCTTCTCCTTCAGTTCCACGTCACCGTTTATGGCCTCCTGGACATTGAAGCGCTCCTGCTTGGCAACAGTAGCCTGGTAGCCCACCGCGGGTATGTTCAATACCATGGAGGTGTACGGACGGGACAAATCGTAATCAGCTACAGAGCCATACACGCCGACATTGAACTGAATAATTTTAGCCGGGACGATTCCGAGTGAGGTCTCTACATCGGACGATTCCGGGTCACGGATTAAATCCGCATACAAATTGACTTCACGCAGCGTATTCTTATCATTTTCATTGTAGTTGATATAATACCGTTTACCAACAATAAAGATTGTACTTTTCTTGTCACTGTCACCCATTCCGTTGTATGCGGCCAGCATTGCATCGTAAGAATCATATTCTTGTTTGTATGCAGCTTCTATGATGTCCCTTTCAATTCGCAGATAGCCGTCATCCGTATGGGAAGGCAGATTGTAGCCCACATTGCCAGTGCTCAAGTCTTTCTCATTCTTTTCATCTTCAATATCCACAGTGAACTCCCGTAGCAGGGAGGATGCAGGAATTATCTCCTTTCCGGATTCTGTAAAATAATCGTTAAGCCCTACGAGACTCACCACTTTGGTGCGTTCGTTGACCACTGTAACCGCACAAAGGAATTTCTCCAGTTCATCAAAGAATTCGGAAACAGTCCAGTGCGGCAATGCGGCGGCCACCCGGTTGCTGCTTACCGCGCTGCATACATAAACGTTCCGCAAGAAATTGTTATCAAAGAAGGAGGTATCGAACGTATAGCCAAAATGCCCCACTATTCTCTTGATGACTGTCAAAAGGTATGGCTGCACACATCGACGGCCATAATAGGGGCAAAGGGTAAAATTGTTCGTGCCGAACTCATAGATTGCATCGTTCTGAAGATTCTCCCATTTGGCTTCCTGATAGAACACCGGCAACCATACAGCTTCAATGTCGTCCACCGAACCGTAGTAGTTCACCATATTGGCAGGTGGCTGGAAACGGTTCTGATTGTTGTTCGGCCAACTGATTGTACCTAAATCAAGTTCGTCAATATACAGATCATCATTCGTCAGCAGATTAAATTCCGCATTACCCGATACGAGCTGTACCTTAACCAGTGCATCTTCTACTGAGAGTAAAACCGCACTGCCGTAAAGCAGGCATCTGGCGTCAACGATGAGTGTGGCCGGAAGGATAGTCTTTTTTTTCGTCACATCCAGTCTGTTCACGTGCTTGAATATGGCATGATTGGCAGGCATGGGGAGTTCTATGTCCAAGGAATAATTGGAACTACGGGTGAAATACGGATTCTCGGAGGTGAACGTGATGTTGAACCCTTCAGGAAGGGCGGCCAACTGCCCGTCAATGTATAATTCTGTCATTGCTTGTTGCGTGATTTATTGTTGTTCAACTTCTGATATTCTTTTTGTGCCTGGTTGATACCCCGTTTGCCGGTAACATAAGTTTCCGCTACCAAAGGGGCATCCAGCCTGTTTTTAAGCTTCCGCAATACGCGGGTACATTCTATCAGCATCGCCACCATAGCCGGGTCATTGGTCGTCGTTGTGGCGCTGGCAGCAGGTGCCTTGGCTGGTACGGTACGTGTACTCTTTCCGGAACCTGCTACAGCCGCTATGTCTTCAGCTGTCAGATTACCAACATTACCGCTACGCTGTGCCACGTCAATGGCGTCGAATATCGGTCGCAGATTCGGGTTGGCCACAGCAAAACGGTTGGCGACAAATTCATTGGAATGTACAATACCTTGCGGCTGATTCCAGTCACCGGACGGAGTAAAGCCGCCGGTGTAGAAATTGGAGATAAGCCCTTTGGCTGTCTCAAATGCGGCAGTTATCAGAGCAATCTCTCCGGCAGCTTTAGCTACACCTACGAAGCCGAGTGAACCTATATTCTTGATGGTGCGTTCGGTAACGGCCATAATCATCATACGTTCCAACGCATCAAGCGACATAGTAAGAATATTCTTCAGGAAGTCCTTGAGAGACACCTCGGAGTCCGTGAAGAATTGCGCCATGGTCTCTCCGAAGCCTTTCGCCAGGTCAGACAGTATGTCAAACTTCTCACGTTCAATCCGTTTTTCTTCTTCAGCATCTTTTTGGGCATCCTTCAGATTACGTTTACGCATCTGTTCACGTACCTGGTTTTTCTTCTCCTCACTGATTGCCGCGTCATTGAGAACCTTATGGTAATATACATCTTGCAGTCTGCGCAGCTCATTGAAATACTCCTCCTCGGAAGTCCTGTTTTCATAATGATACATGGTGGCAGCTTCCACCTGCATTTGGTACTCTTTGTCCAAACGGGAAAACGTCTCTTCTGCCTGCTCCTTACGGCGTTTCTCTTCATCCTTGGCAGACTGTTCATCAAGCCTGCGCAATTCATCACGCGCCTTTATTTCCGCATCAAGTATTTGGTCATTGATACGTTGAATCTCTGAAGGCTCAAGCCCCTTGACCTTCAGCTTATCGTTGAGCAGTTGTATTTCTGCATCCCGCATCTGCTTGTTGTATTCTTCCTGGGTCATCTTATCGTCAGCGAGGTACTTCCGTTTGATGTCAGCGATACGTCGGTAGTAGTCGGCTTCAGCTTGGGCGAACTTGTCTTTGAAAGTGTTGTTTTTATCGCAGGTACAAGGTTTGTTTCCACATATCGGACATTTTCCACCGTCATTGCCTCCGGTGGGATTGTTTTTAGGAGTGTTCGGATTCAATGCTTTCCATTTTTCTTGTACCAGTTTCTTATAACGTGCAGTTAAAGATTCAACAATCTCTTCTTCTTGGGAAATCTTGTTGCGAACATCCTCGCGAGCCATCGACCCCATCGGTGAATTGTCACTCAATGCCGGGGATTTTTGAAGGCGCATCAGGTTGATCCGGTGCTTATCCAGTTCGTCGGCAACCTCTTTTAATTCGATATTGGTTGCTAATACGGCATTATATCGGTCAAGTGCCTCTGTGTTTTCATTGATGATTTTGCCCTCTTTATCAATCTCTGCATTATAATCCGGAATAATAGCCTGCAATTGTACAATTGCCTTTTTACGTTCAAAATTGGAAAGATTATTATTGTGTATTTTGGTGGTCAACTGTTCAATCAGTGATGATTGACGCGCATATTCATCATTTGATTTTTCTGTAATTTTCTCATTGACTTTATTTAGGTCGTAATAAGCTTTGGTGCGTTGTGTCAGTTTGTAGGATGCGGTAGCTGCTGCAAGAACTAATGTAACCAGTAAGCCAATCGGATTGCTGGACATAATAGTCCAAGCTGCTTTCAGCGATTTGGCAGCCAAATCAACGCGCCCGTGTAAAACCTGCACGGCAGCGGCATATAAATAAGTGGCGGTACGTAGTGATTTAAGTAAAACAGAATGTCCTTGCATGAGCATTGATAATTTACGCAAGTTTCCAAATGATGTCACTGTATAACCAGACAATGTATTCATTGATGCGGCATAAGCCAAATTGAGAACTGTCGCAATTTTGGTAAGTGAATTCCAAATAGAATACCATGCTGTAATTATCTTCAGCCGGGTAGCATATACAAGCAATATCGTACTAAGCCACAATACAGTACCACCCCATTTTTTGCACCAGTCAATCAATCCCGGTAAATATTTGAGCACATTGGTCAGCATATTCGTACTCACCGTCAGAGCCGGATTCAACTTCTCGCCAAGGTCAATGGCTGCCAGCTTCATCTTATTGCGTGCCTGCTCCAGTTTGGCCTGTGCGGTATCACTGTTTATGGCCGCCTGCTCATACGCCACATTGGTATCGGTGACGGCAGCGGTGAAGTCTTTCACCATCTCCGTGTTCTGAAGGATTACGGATGCGGTATTGTAGCCTTCCTCCCCGAACATTTTCTTGATGGCGCCTGCATCCATATTCTTGTTCTTCAGATTCTCCAGTGCCTTATCCAACCCGACAATTTTAGGGTTGGTCTCGTCCGCTCCGGTCTGAAGAACAAGAAAGAATTTCTTCAATCCCGTTCCGGCCACTTCATCCTTTATACCCCGATAGGCAAGAGTTTCAATCAATGCGACCGTCTGTTCAATGGGAACATTGGCCGAAGCCGCTGCGGTACCTGCATTCCGGATAGCTTTTGCCTGGCTTGCGATATTGGCGGAACCTGCCTGGGAGCCGGCAGCCAATACATTGGTAAACCGTCCAGCCTGGTCTGCCGCTGCCCCATATTGGTTGAGTGATAAAGTAAGCGAATCAACCGCTTCGTTCAGGGTGATGTCCTTGGCTGCCGCCTGCAATCGCATGGCTTCCTCCGTAACAGCCTTGAGCGCTTCCTTGTCTCCCAGCAGTTCCGGCTTGGCCGAACCGACCAGCATGAACGCATCCAGGATTTCGGCTGCCGACTGGCGGACACGCAAGCCCTCTTTTGTCATGGTGGTGGAAAGCGTCTTGGCCTGCCCGGTCAACCAGGCAATGCTGTCATCATCAAGTCCGGTCAAGGCTTTCAGCCCGGCCTGGGACTCCTCCAACTTGTTGCGTTCGTCTCTGATGGCGCGCAAGGCAAGGGTAAAACCGGTAAGGAAACCTATTACGGACAAGATAACTCCACCGAAACGGTTGAACCAGTCTACCATACTGCCAATACTGACAGTCGCTTTCTTGGTTTCGGTGGTGATGCCTTTTATCTCCTGGCGATGCTGTTTTAAAATCCCCTGAAGATGCTGTATCTTCGCCATGGTGCGGTTGTATTCCTCAGAGCCGCGTGTCATTTCCTTAATGTCACGCTGTAGGCGTTTCATCTCCAAATCAATGGAATTGATGTCATTCTTAATTTCCTTGCCATCGATGTACAAGTAGACACCTCTTTTGACAGTCTTGTCACTTTTTGCCATAACGTTTTTCAATTGTTATTTTATCAAACTTCTGAAGCACATTCTTGAGTGCCTGGTCACCGTAATACTCTCCGGATAAATCAGCCAGTGATTCGATGTTATCCACAATGGGAGGGTCTAACCAGGGTAGGGGACTTCGCCGGATAACGGCATAGTGTTCATCAACGGTACGCATGCGCCGGATACGATATTCAGAAACACGTAAAGAACGCAGTTCCTGACGTTTCTTCTTATCGCTCCATGCCGAATGTCCCTTCATTATAATTCCGTTCTTGACGATATATCCACGCCCGGCGCCATACTCCCGGTACGCACCATACCGGGCAAAGCGGAAACCCAGACCGACATAAGCCGGTCCACCTTCACGGTCTTTCAGCCAACGGGATTGCAGTTCCCTACGCAATCTGCCGGTTGCGTGTGTCCGTTGTAGAATATTTACGGAGGTATTCCTGACTTTCCACGTCCAGTTCTCAACTCCTCGATTGAATTTCTCGGAGGTCATTAAACTCTTTTCTTCAGTTATTGCCATAAAAAAGCCTTTAGTTCCGGACACAAAACTAAAGGCTGAAAAGAGTGGAAAAAAGGACAAGAATTCAGCGGACAGAGAACTTGAAATCATTGACCCGGTTCAGCCATCCTTTCCGGAATACAAGCTGCGACGGGTCCCTTTTACAGATTTCTTCAATAAACCGGATTCTGTCTGTCTTGATAGCTTCGAACAGCTGCCGTTGGTTGGCCAGATTGATACTTGCAACCGTCTGAGGACCTACGATGCCGTCTACATTGATTTGCAGTAGTTGTTGTACCCTTGTGATACCGGGACGTCCGGAGGCCCACACCCAATCCACACAGATGTTCGCAATGGACTGGTTGTGTATGAAGTCCGCTTGGTAACGGTCCCAATAATACTTCTTGAAAACATGAAAAACGTCATCCGGAGTAATCATGCGTAAATCATCCGCATCAATATCTCCGTCACCATCCTTGTCATAACCACATGATTTCCACGTAGACAAGGTTATCCCCATATTGGTTTTGCCACCTTTGTCATTTTTGTGGTCACTCCATCCGCCTTCCCATTTGCGGATGACCTTGAATAAGATTTCTGCTTTAGCCATACTACTTTTATATATTTCATTATCTTACGTTTCTTCTATTTCTATAATATTCAGCGGAACCTCCATCCATCCTTTTGTCGCATTCTCCATCCCCCATTGCAATTCGAACATTCCCGATTCCGGTACGGTGATTTCCTGTTCAAGCCATCGGGTGAGATTGCCTATGACATCATAACCGTCCGGCAGTTCAAACACATTGGCAACACCGTCCACGACGGTCTGTACCTTCATGAATTCCGTGGAGTTCTTATAAGTGGAGTTCAGGGAACAGAACAGCCGCAGACGGTATGTCCCTGGAGAGAGATGTATCGAGGCTGTCCTGTGTCCGTATGTATTCTGCGGGAAACCGTTATACCTGACATATTTCTCCAACACACTGTCCGGATACATGCCACTATCGTCACCTGTAGTTGCACCACCGACCCTGATATCCTCATTGAAATTGACGGAGTCCCCTTTGACGACAGTTCCGGCATCTTCCCCGGAATCCCATACAAAGGTCCGGGCTGTCGCCGAGTAATTCATCCTATTGATGCCAAGCCCACTGTCAAACACACATCCGGGGGCAACATCATCATAGGCCCATCCTATACTGACCACTGCCTTACGCGGCGGATTGATGGTGATGCTTGCGGACCGGGTTTCAGTCATCTGCCCGAATCCGTCCATCAGTTGTACATACAAGGTCTTCGCGCCCGTTGTATCAAACGTATAGGAGAAACGTTCCGTAAACGCAGTCCAACCGGCAGAGGTCAAATCCTCCGTTTCACCTGCACGGTAGTATCGGGGCATGACAGAACCGCTGTATGATATTTCAACACTCACAGTCTTTCCGTTCTTTTCAGGAACACCGTCCTCTATCACGACAGAGGACAGTACCAACGGGCTTTCCTGATAGATGATGGATGCGGATTTAACAGCGCTCTCTTCCGTAGACGACTTTATCTGGCAGTACAATGTCTTCGGTCCTGTGGAAAGGAATGTGAATTCTACGGTATCACCGCTCCACTCCGACCACACCGTGTCGGAAAAGTCCCTTTTCTCACTTATACGGTAATGTGTCACCTCACCCTTGCAATTCATCCGCACGCTGACCTTATTGCTCAAGGTACTGGCGGCACCTCCGTCTATCACAATGGATGACAGTCCGAAAAGGGCATCCACGATGTCCGGACTCCTATATTTCCCAAGGAAAGGGCCTATAGGGAACACCTTGTCGTACCAATTTTTATAGCCGTTGAAATCAAAACGGAAACTGTCGCCGCATCCTCCTTCAACCAGAGGCGAGGAGGCGGCAATGCGATAGTCCAGATTGATGGAATCGGCAATCTTGTACCGCTCGTCAATAGCCTGGAAATCGAAAGGGTAACGCGGGTATTCCAGTTCCATGTTCCCCTCTACTTTCCAACCGGACATTATATCCGCCGCCTGACCTCCCCAGGCTCCCTTATGTACACAGAAGTTGTCCAGAATACGGACATTCTTGCATTTGTTCGCCTGACTGAACAGATATGGCACGCCATACGAGAAGAGGATGTTGTTATGTATATTAATCAGATGCCCTATTGTCAACCCGGTATCATAATCGGACTGCGGGGGTTCCTGGAAGCCCCCCAGATAGAAAGCGCTTGAGACTTCCGTGCCGGGAGCGATGATATTGTTGAAAATCTCCACATCACCCATGCACAGGCACTGGATGGCAGGGCCGAAATGCCCGCGTATGACATTGTTGTATATTTTGCCACTGAGACCGAGGGCAAGAGCCGATGTCTGGTCCTTCTCCATACGGTTACCGCCATTGATGAATTCATTATAGCATATCTCGGCATCTTCGGCATTATTGAGCTGGAAGTTGTCATAACCCTGATTCTCATAGATATTACGGTATATGCGGGTGTTGTACAAGTGGTGCGCACGGTATCTGACCTCCTCCCCGTTGCTGTTGGTACCGGTATAATAATTAGGACTGTAGTGTCCCAGATAGCTCCCTTCTCCGACCGTGTCATGAATATGGTTATGATGGAGCCTGAGATTTTCCAGCCTATAGGCAGGCCACCACCCCTGGGGGTTATCGGCCGTGGGGTCTGTCTTGATCATGAATCCGGCAAAATCCGCCTTGTCGATCTCGATACCAAAGAATTCAAGCTCGTTCGAATAGTTGGTGACTTGTATGGCGATATTCGCAAATTCCGGCATGGCAATCATTCTGAACCCCTTATCTAGATTATGATAGCCCCTACCGTCAAAGACGATATGGGCGCAGTCATTGAAGAGTATGCCGAACCAATAGAACCAGTTGAATTCAAACGGCTCCTCAGTATCTATCGTGAAAATGATCGGATTCTCCCGCGTGCCCTTGAAATTGTCAAGACGCAGACGCATGGGGTATCTCTCACCGAACTGCGGGTCATATTTTAGGATAACCGTACAGCCTGCCGGATAATCCTTACCGTCTATAATCCAGCTCTCGGCTCCACCCACAATCTTGGCGTCGGGGACGAGATACTCAACCGCTTCATCACGGGGGGCAAGCGCGGGGGTAACGGTTATGAGCTTGTTGATACGTTTGGTAAAAGTCACACCGGTCAGGACATCTGTCACGTCCACCTCCACATCGTATATTCCACGGTCGGACACAGCATCGAAGGTATAGGGGGATGCCGCCCAGACAGTCGGTCCTGGACGGCTCGTGTCAAAGCCGACGGTTTTCACTGGTTCCGGTTCATTCTCCTTGTATATACGCGCAACGATGGTATTGTTGCGGGAAGTGGCATAACCGTTTTCGGCATATATCGAAAGATAGCCCCTTTCCCCGACACGCACTATCTCAGTGGCGGTAACCATAAAATAGGGCTCGGTGGCGGGAAGCATCGGATATGCGATTTTCCTGACAGAAGCGTTGCCGCTATCGTTGGATACACTGACGCTCTGTATGAACTCACCTGCGGCAGACATATCTACAGTCTCTGAGGATTTTCCCAGTACACAATCCAGGACAGACCGTTCAGGCCCGGCTCCACCATCAAGCAGATACTCGTGTTGCCTCACCCATTCGCTTGTACTTGATATGGTAACTTTGTCCCCGACCAGAGGGAAAGGGTTGTCAAGTCTTGCGGACAAGGAGGGAATGCCGATCAGGGCTTTCAGAATCTCGTGGTATTTCATATATTCATCATTATTCAATGGTTACATCATATAACTGGTCTGCTGTATATTCTCCGTTCCCGTCAAGCTTCGGACGGATGGAGAACGATGCCAGGCGGCCGACAGATACAATCCGGTTACCGACATCGTCCGATTTGGTTATGTTGAACACAACCATCCTGTCCCGGTTCTTGGACCGTGCAAGCAACACCAGGGTCTGGTCTGACGGCATACTGTATTGGGCAGCGCTGCTGAAGACTTCATTGCTGTAACGGTTTATACCGTCGTAGCCATCGGTGGTGTCGGCTGTCTCGTCAAACTCGACGCTGTAGTAGTTGTCACAGCCGATGCTGGTATTGTCCCGGTCATTCGTCTGGTACTTGTAATCGAATTCACGTACATATTCCGCGACGCTCTTGTGAATGGCTGCCAGTTCCGCTGTCAGACACGGGCGGTCATCCATCAGGATGGCGCTCCCGTCGGTAATCTGTGCCGTGCCAGCCTCATATCCCTGTGCTTGTATGTACGCAAGGTTTCCCTGGTTGTTTCCGGCAAAATACACCGGTGAAGTATTGTCGGCCATGGAGTACAATACGGTCTCCTTATTATAAATATTACTGCCACTTATGAGGCTATGGACGCTCGAAAGGATGAAGATGCCATGATTCTGCTCATTGTGCCGGACAAATATATTGTTCACATTGACCAGCCTTTCGATAGCGGAAGTGCTCGAACGCGCGAAAAACTCCTGGAAATAGCCGCTGCTGAACACGAAGGTATTGTTCGCGATTATTATTTCCTTGGACATGCCGGGGAACGTGAACCACGTGCAGTCCCATTGGTATTTCGGAAGCTCCATGTTATCATGCATGTAATTGCCGGATATGAATATCTTGTCCGCGCCGAGTTCATTGCTTATTCCGATGACCGGTCCGCAGGTCTTGTAGATATGGTTACGCTCTAAGAACAGTTGTTTGACCTTGCCTACGGAAATGGCTACCTCATTGTAATGGCTGCCGTCTATGTCACAATCCATGATATAGACATCCGTTGCCGAAAGGCTCATGATTGACGGGTGCCCGACCACTTCGGTCTGCATCACTGATTCGGAGAATCTTATCTTTGATATATAGACGGTATTCGCGTCTGTAATGGAAATCGGCTGGACAACGACCTGCGACATACGGATATTATGGAGACACACATTCTCGTATCCTTTGACCGTAATGCCGTAGCGGGTGCGGTAATTGGAGTTCGGACTCTTGGTGCTCTGCCCTTTGACGGTCAGGTTCTCAAAGTACAGGTTGCGGCAAGGCTTGCGTTTGGAGATGTTTGTGGCATAGATGCAGGCGGGCTCCTCCGGTGCATAAACACCCTCGTAGGTATTGAAGTTCAGGAAGGTGATGTCCCGGATGATGATGTTACTGCAATCCTCGATATGTATGCCACCGAAACCGCGGCCGTCGAGTGTGCATTTGCCGGCCCCGTCAATGGTAAGTATATGTGCGGTATCCTGGTTCCAGCCTTTCATCTCCACGCTCCACATGCTGTCCTCATCCTGGTATCTGTTGCCCTTGTAGTCTATGTTGGTCTGGGTGCATGTTATCGTCACATCCTGCGTCAGACCGTCGGGATAGTCCTCCATGACCGATTTGGTCGCGTTGTAGATGCCGAGATATTGCCGTCCGTTGTCGCTGCGGACATAGACGGGCGGTATGACCTTGTTCCAGTCCTCCGCTCTCATTGCCCAAAGATTCAAGATACCCGCAAAGAGACGCCCCACACGTTCGGACGTATTCTCACCTTTTCGGGTGGCACCACGTACCTGGTCGGAAAGGGACTGCAGAATCTCTATGGAATCATCTCCTTCGGCAGTATCGAACTCGATACCGGACTGCTCCAGCAGATCCAGGATGCCGGCAAAAACACGTCCGACACGTTCGGCGGTATTCTCACTGTCCTCGGTAGCACTGCGTACCTGTGCCGCCAGTTCCTTCAATGTCCCAAGCGTATCGTATCCCTCGGAAGGCTCGAATGAAATTTCGGATTCTTCCATGAGGGCAAGGATGCCCACAAAGAGACGCCCGACACGTTCAGCCGTATTCTCACCTTTTCGGGTGGCACCACGCACTTGTGCCGCCAGCTCCTTCAATGTTGTAAGTGTATCAGACATACTGTATCATAAAAATGCATTGCGGCAATTCAAAACCTTGTAAAGTTCGGACAGATGTATTGCCGCAACCACGCCATAAAGCTGGTTATCATTGTTTACCACATAATCCGCTTCCACATCCTCCAAGGAAAAAGCGAGCCACAGCCTTTTCTTCCTTTTGTCTTCCAAAATTTGGTTGAGCAGCTCATCAAGAATGCGCTCGCACTTGTCAAGGGCAGCCTCTATCTGCTCATAGTCGGAGGTGTCGGACACATGCTCCACAATGAAGAGCAGGTAATCGCGGTCTTTTCGGTATGCACCCGGATTACCGCCGTAACCGAATCCTGAGCCACGGTCCACAATCACTGCCGGATAGTGGAGCACGCTGTCCAGTGCCGTATGCTTCTCTCGTTCTGATGAGAGGAAGTGTACTTCATCATTCTCCTTGTGTCGTATATCGACATGCCTTTCAGCCAGATTCTCTATGTATTCCGAAAAAGTCATTTCTTCTGTTTTTGGGCGTCACGTATCCTTTTGTTGAGCAGGCGGAATGCCGTTGCCACCGGCATCGCCTGGTATTTCTCCATCACCGCCACATCGTCACCGACAAAGGCGTCGAAGATGTCGAGCCAGTTGACTGACGGTGCGGCGGGACTATTCCGCTTTTCCTCCGGTTCATCATCCAACGGAAAGAGGAAAGGAAAAGCCTTTGAAAGCCACCTCTTGACAAAAACGTAGTTCAGGAATATGGCATACTTGACGTGCCTGTCAATCTTTGTCACCTTCATTATCCGTTTTTGCAGTATCAGCGGTTTCTGCCTGCTAAATAAGCCGTTTTTCCCACCTGATGGTAGGACAATATATTCGTTGTCCTTCAAATAGAGCATTGCTACGAAAGTGTCCAGTGAGGCATCCTTGCCGTCACGGACATATCGGTTGAAAGCAGTGTCCACGTGCATGAAGTGTTCGAAACACATCCCCTTCAGGCGGTCACCCGGCGCTTTCAGCCCGGAGACGGCAGGAAGGATAAAGCGGTCCATCCGGACACGGCAGTCGCTGATGAACTCCACCAGTTCGCTCAGCTTATAACTGTAATAGGTGTCGGAACCGACCCCGTACGGCAGGGAATAGAACTCCTTCAGGAAGGATGGTTCGTCTATTTCCTGAAGATAAAGCCGCGACACGAGCAGGAACTGTGCCGGTGTCAGCTCCTCCCATTTCTGAGGTACCCGGCGGATTATCTCATGGCGGATTCCGAATCTACGGTATGCAATGCGAAGCTCCCTCATGTCCAGAATGTGCGTTTATGGTCATTGTCCCGGTCGTATATCTGCCTGGGATCACCCTCATAGAAATTCTCAAAACAGCTCCGTACCGTACGCAGCAGCACGGTCATGTACATGTCCGCATCCGTTTTCAGATTCTGGATCTGTACGGCTATGCGCTCCGTATCGACGGGTCTCTTCTCCTCATTGCCCTTCTCACCCGGCTGTACAGCGGTGAAGTACAGCCCCCGGTCCGTGACGCTACCCGTCTCCATCAGCAGCCGTCTGACCGCCATTGCCACAATGTAGCGGGAGCAGGCAAGGCGCAACCGCTCCATGCTCTTCCGGGCTTCTTCGTCTTCTGGGGGATTTACCAGTCCGTCAATCAGATGCTCATACAGCTTGTCACCGATAGCCGGCTGAAGGAGCATCTCCTCGGCAAACTTCAGGTGCGGCTGCAGACGGAGGAAAACAATCCGGCTGCCATTGATAAAACAGACGTCATTGACATCCGCGGTACTGCGGACAATGGCTGATTTACGGTCCTGATAGGCCTGGGAGGACGCGAACTCCGGATATTCGGCTATATGGGCATACAGAAACTCAAGCAGCTCGTCGAGCGCATTGAACCCCTTGTTGCGTAACGATGCCCGCAGGTTATCTTCCTGGTACTTGTACACCTGCTGGAATGATTCGCCGTTGTCGGATTTCTGACGTTGGAAGCCCGCATCGGTGATACGCATGCTGATTTCATCGAAATCGTTCCAGAACGCCAGGTTCGCGTTCGCGCGTTTGCAGATCTCCAGCAGGCGGCTGTCCAGTTTCTCCCGTTCGGTTGCCCCTTCGGTATTCTGTTCCAATACATCCGGATTTGGACCGAATTCATATATCTCGACCACTTCTCCCACCATCGCATCGCCCAATAACGGTACGAGGTATTGCCGGAAAGCATTCCGGAGCGGTGCCTCCATCATGTCAAAGGAGATGGCGGTGTTCACCTTCATCACCGCTTTCAGCTCCTTGCCGTTGTTCCATTTTTTTGCACTGAATATCATTAGCTCAATGTTTTTTTGGTACCGCTGCCGGTATCGAGGGTTACTAATACGGTATTGCGGAAACGCAGCTCGCATTCCGGCATGCCGTTCATTTTGATATAGAGTTCTATAGGGTCCAGGATATTCTGCCGGTCAATCCACGCGTTGGCAATGTTCACAAGGAAAGCCTCACGGATATTGGAACCGCCCTGGTTGCCGGCATAGGTGCCACCGGGCATACCTGCACCGAGCACATTCGGATTCACCATCAATGCAAACAGAATTTCCGAGTTGGCGGCTGCCGACACCGGAAGATTGTCACTACCCTGGTATTTGTTCTCCAGCGGCTTGATTTTCCACTCCTCCTCAATCCTGCCGTTCATCTCGTTCACGGCATAATGAGAGAAGATGGGCTTCTCCGCATTGTCCGGTCCGCAAAGGTTCTGCTCCACAGAATCCATATACTTCTGTATGGCCGCCTCACGCTCCTTGGCAGAATAGTCCTTGGACGGGTATTTCTTCTCCCAGTAGGAATACGGTATCTGTACATGCCACTTCCAGGTTATCTGGTTCTTGTAGGCTTTCTTGAGGAAATGGGGGATAAGATGGGCTATCTCCACCCATCCACAAACGTAGGCGGGCCACCAGATGGGCATGCCGTAAAGGTCGTCGTTGCTCCAGCTGTCGCGTACCGGCATGATGAAACCGTCCCTCACCTTTCCGGCAAACTTCAACACCTCGGCGTGCATCTGCGGGTCGTATTCGGAGAGCACATCCAGCCTGGTGTATTGTCCCTTGTCCGGACGTTGCGGCCAATATCCGGAAATGATGCACTTGCAGGCGCCGTATTCGTCCACTTCGGAATAACGGCGGTAAAGCGCATTGACCGGATTGACCCCTGCAAAAGAATTGCCGGCAGCCGACGGCACAAACTGGACGGCACCGTTGCCGAATTTCAAGTAATCCCGAAGCACCTTCTCCATGTAGCGCCTCACATTCCGGGAAGCAATAAAAGCTTGTACTCGGCTATCGGTAACGGGCTTCAGTATCTCGTTGCCATCATTGTCGTAACCTTTCACCGTACAAGGATATATGCCTTGCCCAAGTGTCAGGTTACGAAGAAACTTCAGGCCCGTATTGAGCACGCTGGTGTTTCCTATCTCTTCAGCCGCCTTCTGGGGGAAATCATTCTCATCTCCCCATGGACGCACCTTCACTCCGTCGATGTCTATATAGGAAACATTCGACAAGTCATATGGCGCCAGGATTCGGGTACGCTCCTTCATTTCGTTCTGGGGTGTCCCCGTCGTTTCGCCGAATATGTACGTGGACTGCATCAGCAGGGGAATGCCGCTTGAATTAAACAATATGTTCATCAGAATATTATTTTCTTTTTGTTATACTCCAGTATCAGGTCAATATCCACAGGGTAGGGGTGTCCTTCCGGATTTCCCTTGCAGTCGCAGGGCTGCACGCCCCGGAGCTGGTATTCCTTCATGTTCATGCGTCCTGCACCGCAGGCGTAGGCCTGGGGCATGAAATAGACCTTGCCTTCCTTGCTGACGAACTTTATCGAAAAGATGCGCCGGCGTCCGCGTTCGTCCGTGCGGATGTCCATGTCGGCCAGAGCCAGGTTTCTGCGTATTGTCTCCATATCGTTATATCATTCAAATGTATTGTCAAATGTTCTGTCGAATATCCGCCCATAAATACCATTGTCACCGGTACGCTCGAAAGCCAGATGCAGGCGTGATGCCTGACGGAATGTAAGTGAGACATTGATTTTCTCGTTGCCGGTACGCTTGTGAGAGAAATCAATGTCAGTGGTCACCACTTCCGTCGATGTTTCCGTATTATACAGCTGCAAAGAATCAGTTGTTATCAGATCCAGTACCTTTCCGTATTGTCTGGTGTCCAGATAGCCGCTGTTTACCGTACGGCTGTCAATGTATTTGGATGAAGTGCGGACGGTTCTCTGTAACAGTTCTACCGGATCACCCTCAAGTTCGGGGGAATATTCCACCAGTCCGGTGAATGCCATTGTCTCCGGCATACCGAATGCGTTTCGGTAAATGAAATTGGTGACATTCCTATACTGTCGGTCATCATTGACAAATCTCACCTTATCCTTTACAGTGCCATCTTTTTTCAATAGGACATCATAATATGTGATGGATGATACGGCAATACCGGACCGGCGTACAATCTTATCAAGTGAAAAAGAGACAGCGAGCATACCGGCAGTGGCATCCACTTGCTCACTGACAGTCTTGTACTTTTCCTTTCCCGCATCCATGTAGGCTATGCTCATGTCCACCGACATGCCTTTATGGGCAGTAAAGGTTAGATATTCCATTCTATCATGGGCTGTACGGATTGTGCTCTCATGTGTCAGAAAAAGTACGTCTGACGGGGATACCGATGTGCGACAACGGCTGTAATAAGCATTGAAACTCCTCCGGACTGTGTCCTGCTTGTCTGAAAACACAGCGGTTATGGACAATGGAGCCTGATAATAAGAGACTACATTGTTTGACATCCCTTTCGGGTCATGCAGGGAGAAGTGACTGCGGAGCATTTCCCCTATCTCATGGATTACCACGTTGCCTTTCAAAGCGTAATAGCTCTCATTGAAAATCTCCGTACCTCCGGTTTCAATACGGACATTCAACTGTTCATCTGTGATTCCTGAGATTTTTATTTCCCCGATTTCCGAGATGAAGCAGTCCACTCCATCATGTATGCCGTCCACTACCATTGCCAAAGGGTTTTAGAAATGCCCAACACCAGTGACCTGTTGTACAAGTCATATCCTGCTCTGAACTCCCATTGCTTATGGCGATATTCTGCCGACAAGACTTGCCAGGAACGTCCAATTTCCAGACCTAAGGCAAGAGCATTGTTGCAGACGACCGGTTGCCGATAGTCCACCACTACCGTGCGGTCAAGCAATGAATTGCGGGATATGACGTCGGTCAGCTCCACTTTCAGGTAAGGGCGTTCAATAATTGTATCAAGATAATGCTTCTCCGAGAAATAGTCGGCCAGTATAGCCGCCGTATCCACTTCTGTGGGTACCTCACGGACAATCACCTCCGGTTCCGGAATGGCAGGGCGTATCGTATCATGCCTGACCACCGTTTCCGGTACGCGGACAATGCTCCGTTTCCGGGAACCCAGCCAGTGGCCGGCCCAGCCGGAGAGAAGTGCGATAACCGCACAAAGCAACATATGGCTAACCTTCCGTCTCATCGGCCTTTTTTCTGAATTTGTCCGTAACTGTCACCCACAATATTCCCACCTGCTTGATCAGCGCGTCTTTCGGCTTGCCGTCGATGACCGCCAGGTTCTCCAGTATGCTTGTCACGTGCTCGACGCAGAACCAGGTCATGACGAACACCTTGACAATGGAAAAGAATAGGGTGGCCAGCAGCATGACAAAGCTTTCTTCCGCTCCGGCCTTGCTCTCCAGATAGAACGAGTGGGTGATATAGATGATGGTCAGCCAGATACACAGCTTGATGATGCAGCGTGAGAAACGGAAGCTTTCAAATCCTATTCCCTGGACCTTGCTTGCCCGGATGCCTGTCCACATCTCTGAGACAATGGCGATGAGCATGGCCATGGCCAGGAACGGTGTAATGCCTATCCATTCGCTGACTACGGCAGTGACGGCGCTGAAGGAGATGGCCGGAAATTGCAGGTTGTACTTGAAGCTCGGAGCCACCGAAAGAAAGAACTCCTTCGGTGAATCATACCCATAGGTGGCGACGAATCTTGTGAAAAAGCGTATCATATCTCTTTTTTTGTCACAAAGATAGAACCCAACCATCCGCTCTCATAGGACAAAAAAAGCCCCTCCGTGGTTGAAGGAACGGTAACACGACCAGTCATTCCGCTTTTCGGGTCCCATTCCGTTTGCGAGCGTGCGAGCAAACGGAATGGGTGCGCCCTGCACCCCTCCGTCAAATCAGCCCCTCATCGCCAAAACTGTAATATCCACCATTCGTTATAATTACATGGTCTATCATCCTAATATTTAATAACCCTGCCGCCTTTTTAAGCTGCTCCGTCAGTCTCTTGTCCTCATTGCTCGGTCGGATGTTACCACTCGGATGGTTATGTACCGCTGCAAACTGAGTAGCCCCCGTATCAATCAGCACACGCATAATCAGCCTTATATCCGCTGAAGTCTGGTCTATGCCGCCTACCGATATACGTACTTTCTTGATAAGCTTGGCAGATTGATTGAGAGATATGGCCCAAAACTCCTCATTCGGCAAATCTCCTATCAACGGCCCCATCAGTTCGTATATGTCTTCACTCCTTAATATCTGCCTGCATTCCACCTGCTGCGACTGTTGTCTCTTGTATATCTCCACGGCTGCTACGGCTACCCTCCTGCGCCCAGGAGTCAAAGAGGAAAACAATTTTTCAAGGTCTATCACTTCGTTGCTGCGTTCGATGTCCGAAACAATCTGTCTGTTGTTGCTGATTTCGTACAAAAGTTCACTGTCGCTCATGTAGCGGCATGGGCTATCAAATAAAGTATCCATAATATCCGTATTTTATTAGGTAGCCCACCCGAAAGTGGGCTATTCTGTTTGTTATTCACTGATTAGAAGCTGTTCCAGTTCTTCGATTTTCGACTGTATTTTTTTCTTCATAAACTTTATGAACTCTTCCAGCAAATAACGGTTAGAAATGGTAAAGATGTCGCTATTACTGCCATAGCCCGAAGCGTCCGCAAACCGCAATTTATAGAGGGTCGTTTCAAAAGAATTGTCCTCTTTCAGCTTTCCTGCCGCTTCATCCAGTTTATCCATAGCGTTGATGAATGCGGTACGGTTACGGGAAATCTCTTTCTTCCGTTCCAGCTCGGCCAAACATTTTTCCAGCTCTTTCGTCTTGCGGTTGATTTCCTCCTGCAATTTGGCAGCCTCGTCCTTTTTAGGGCTCTTCCCCTTACCCTTGGGGGTATCGGGCTTTTCCGCTTTCTCTTGTTGCTGTTGGGGCTGCTTTCCCTGCTTGCCTGCCTCTTTCATGGTTTCTACTGCCTTAGTTACTTCCTGACCGATTGTTTTTACTTCTTTTTCCATTGTTGTAAATTTTAAAAAGTTAATAATTAATGATTTATAAATAGTGGTTAACCTACTTCTCTAACTTGTGCACCTGGCTTTCGGCAAAGAGATAGCATAAGGGGAAAAAGTCCTCTTTCGCTTCCTCTTCCCGGCCTTGTTTTTTCAGTTCCTCAATGCGCTGTTTTTCCGCTTTCGAAGTGATGGGCATTCCCCATATAAGCAGGGCTTTTTCTCCCTTGCGAACGGTGTAGCCCGCCTCTTTCCACTCCTTGAAAGTCTTTAGGTTGGTATATCCTTTGCAGGCGTAGTGAAACCGCAACAGACCGTTTACCGTGTCATCCTCATTGCCCATGTATTCGCCCATCTCCCTACGGGCAACCAAAGACTGCGACAATGTTTTCAACTGCTGCCTTTTCAGCAAGCGTGCTTCACGTTCTTTCTTTTCGTCTCTTTCCTTTTTCATGATTCTATGTATTAAGATGTTATGTATTAAAATATTACGCCTCTATAATCACATAATCCTCCACCGTCTGAAAGTACGGGTCAGCCGTTGAAAGCAATTCCCACTTTTTTCCGTTCACATCCCGAAAAAGAATGCTCAACTCCCTAATCCCGTCAAACTTCTTTAATATTCTGTACCCCTTAAAATATTTGTTCAAGACCTCGATAGCTTGTTTGTAAGTGAATGTTTTCATAATGCTGCAATTTTTATGTTGAACCTTGAGCTTCCGGGTGTGAGCCTTTTCAAATTTGGCTGTTTCCCTGATTGGAGCTTTTTTTTTCTGCGTCGCCTGTCGCTACGCGGTATGTTTCGCCTTTTTTACGCTGCATCAAAAGGTGTTGTAAGGAGCAAGAGCAAGTTTTTCAGAAAACCGGAACGGCCTGAATACTACCCGAAGGGTGGAGATTTTTTCGGAAACGCCAGCCCGAACTTGAGCCAGCGACGTCAACATTTACCTTTGCAGCACAAAAAAGCGAAACTGCGTGGTGATAGGGGACAGAAATGAAGGGCGACAATCAGAAAAGGAAACAGCCTGAAACGCATAGTTGAAAACTATACCGCTCTACGGTCTCTACCTTAGATATTGAAACGGAAAAGACCGGGTCTACCTGCATGGATGCGGACAAACGCAAGTAGCTGCCGCTACTTACCGCTGAGACGCGCAAAATCCGTACTGGAGGAAATAGATTTGCCTGCCTGTTCCTTCAGTACGGATTTTGCGTGCGCCGTACTCTTTGTTAATGAATGTTATAAGAAATATACTTCTTTGATAATGAATACAGAATACCCCTCTTTCCATCCGAATGGAAACAGAAACGGAAGTTTCTGCCGACCGCGCCCTATCCAAAAACGCAAACAAAAGAGCAAGAAGTAAGGAAATATGACAAGGAGGATGCCCCCTCGGGCAGTCCTGTGCCCGATAGCCTGTCCTGAAGTGCAGCGATTCCCATTGCGGACGTTGCGAGTCCTGCCATAAGCATTGCGATTGTGATTGCGGATGTATGTGTATGAGGTGAATCAGATACGTGCGTCCACGAATCCGTATGCCTGCCTGAGTAGGTGCCCGTACTTCGTCCATACACGCTTATCCACCGCATCACCGAAGTGGGTGGCTTCTTCCGGAAGGATGGACTGGTTACGCTCGCTGCGCTTATCCTTGGCAAAACGCCCCTCGCGGTCCTCGATGACACGCGTATTGTTCATGGAAATGAGTGTATATTTGCATTTCGAGCCGTTGAAACGCTTCTTCGGGAACCGTTCGTCTTTCTCTGCCAGGATGGAAGCCCAGAGCAGGTACTTGTCATGCTGCGGCGGCTCCATGCCCGCATGGGTGTGTTGTTCCACCGTCCACCCGTGTTTCTCCAGACGCTCGATGGCAAGCTCGTTGTAGGACTTCTTGTTGTTGGCACGGCGTGCATCCCCGTAACGGTCACGGTAATAATGCAGGTGTTTGTTGATATGGTTACGGTAGTAGTGGCAGAACTTGTCCATCAGCGCGTTCACCATGGTGTCATCCTCTTCATCACGCTTGACGAAGAACTCGTTGATGTTGTTGTCCACCGGCTCACGTGTCAGCATCTTCGTCACGAAGTCATAGTTGCGCTCCTGCGCCACTTCCAGGAATGAAGCGGCACTACCCCAGTCGGGTGTCAGCTCTATCGGCTGGTTGGGATTGCAGTCCAGGTCACGCCGGCTGTCATCGTTATTGGCAAGCTGCTGCCAGTTGTAGTTATGATCTTCGGCAAAGTCACGGATATAGTCGTCATTGGTCGCATTGTAATAGATATGGCGTTCATCCAACTGGTAGTAGCAGCTGTCAATCTTATCCACCATGAAGTTTAGGATCTCTATCATGAAGGAAAGTTTATCCATCACCTTGTACTGGTTTAGGATATAGTTCATGCCCACATTGGCGATGTTGTCGAAGATGGAGCCAAGGATAAAGAGCGTGCCGTCACGTGAAACGAACGGCGTGATACTTTGCCTGAGACGGACGGTCTCGTTCCAGATCTCCTTGAACAGTCCGGCGTCATTCGCAATCCTTGCATCAATGAGCTGCATCTGTAACCGCACAATCCTGTTCCAGACATCAAACAGCCGGATGCCGCGTTCTTCTTCATAATACTTGGCCGGTTCAAGCAACCATTTCTGTTCAGGCGTGTACGGCATGGAGGAGAGGAAGGTGTTGCCGTGGTGCTTCAGCACCGGATGCTCCGACTTGCGCCCGAAGATATGCTCATTGCCACGGTTGGTCGGTGCCGCCTCCTGGTCGAACTTCTCCTTGTCGAGTGTCAGCGCTTCATCGGTGATGTTGTAGTCCGCATTCGGACCGCGGCTGTTGCCGCCCTGGGTAAGTATGTAGAGCATATGCCCGTTACTGAAGCTGATACCATACTCAAACGACATGATGTGCTCGTAAGGTTTATACCATCCCTCAATAGGTTTGCGACAAACCACATAGTCACCGGTCTTGCTGACCGGATCCCACTGCTTATAACCGAGCATCTCCAGCATCTTGAACGCTGAAGGCAGGGTTTTAGTCAACGCCTGCCCAATGGTGGCCTGGGTGAGCGTAGTAATCCCTCGCGGCATGAGCCGGATGTTGTCATCTATCACGGCACCGGTAATGAATGATTTACCCGTGGCACGCGAGTAGATGACATATCCGTTCTTGTACGGCATCACGAGAAATGCCGCCTGCGCCGGATTGACCTGTATGACCTCTTCCCAGACATTTTCGTCCATTGTCCTGCCGTATCAATATCGTGGGAAAACAATGTAGTTCACACCTTCGGAGGAAGTCATGCGGGGCATGTCCTGCCCGGTGTCAGCCAGCAGCTGCGGCACCTCTTCCGGCCTGAACCTGGCGGATACGGTACAGACAATCTGTGTCTTGCTGACCGATACCATATCAATGTGCTTATGGTCAACCAGGTAAGAGATGAGTCGTTTGTTTGTCAATTTTTTCATGGGTAATCTGTTATGAGTTCATTATTTCTTCCGCTTGTGCGTCGTCGATAGGCGTGTACATCGAATCCACCAAAAGCTTCTGCTCTTCCTGGGAAAGGTTGCGGATGGCATTCAGGGGAATATCTACCTTTTGCCCCATACTGTTGATCTGGATGTAGAATACATTCTTCTCCATGCGTCGCGGGTCCTCGACGGAAGCCGGCTTCTCACCAATCATCTGATGCAGTACTTTCTTGGCGTTGTTCCATTGCTTGAGATCACCTTTGAGTTTGCAATCCCGGATAAGCTGAATCTGGTCCTTGATCATCCAGGCATACCAGAAGTCCCAGTCGAACTGGTGCTGTGTCTTGAACAGTTCTTTTGCCAGGGCGATGTCCTTCCTTATCTGGGTACGCGAGATACGGTATTTTGCCAGCATGATGTTGATGATGTGGCTCTCGTTCGGATAGTCATCCAAAAGGCGTGCTATCTGCAGCACCCGGTTGCACTGCACACGCAGATGCTCCGGCAGCGGACTGTTCTCCGGGTCGATGATGTGCTGCTGTATAAGGTCGTAGGATTGCTCCTCCAGTGCGGCCTTGCTTTTGGATGCCGTCAGACGGTTGTTATTCATACTCAAGATACTGCTGTTGCGATTTGATGAACTTGACAAGCTCCTGCTGTGCCGGGTTGCTGCCATTGACGGCCGACTTGATGAGTGACTCCCTGAGTTCGACCGTCTGGCGAAGATGCCCCCGGTAGAAGGCGGTCCGGACTTCGGTGCCCGGTGTGCGGAGTTCCGCGAGAAAGTCCGTCTCGTCGGCACCGATATTGATGGCTATCAGCCCCGGAGGGATCAAACGATAGGCCATCTTCTCTATCTCCTCACGTTGTTCCTGAGTCAAATTCATCATTCAGCATTTTAAAGTCAAAATCAAAAATATCTCTGCCGGTATGGATGATTCCACGTTCCAGCTTCGGGTTGTGCGTGGCGTTCTGGCTGCCCACTACGGTAATCTTCCAGTCCTCGTTATACAGCAGCGCCACCTTCGCATGAAGTGCGAGGCAACGGTAGCAGTCCGGGAACGTGGTCACCAGATAATCGAACGGTTTGGGTGATATGCTGCGTACCCGGTTGTCTATCAGGAACCGCACTGACAACAGCTCGCCTGTTTCCACTTTCCGGTGGATCGCCGTAATGCTGTCCATGGAGATGGAATAGGTGGTAAGCAGCAGGTGTGCCGGGCCTGTCTGTCTGAGAATATAGAAAATCAACTGGATCAGGTTGAACGCCCCTGAAGAGTAGAAATGCTTGTCCCTGCCGGGTACCAGCACCCCCATGGCGTCCGGATGCAGCAGCTTCTCCGCAGCCAGGTCGTGGCCGGAGGCTGCCGCATCCGTTCGGCGGATGTAGCCTGTCGGGTATCGGTCTCCCTGCATAGGACTTACTGCATCATCCGCCGGCATCATCTTATTCTCAATCTCGCTGCAACAGACCAGCATAACCTAACCTATTGCAGTTCTGCCAAACGATATTCTATCCTTTCCACCAGTGCTTCCTGGGCAGCCACCTTCTTCTCGTATTTCACGCGTTTGGGGCAGTCGGGAAGGGGATTCTCCTTGCCGTCCTTGGGCTTGCTTTCCGAAGAGTACAGCAGCATGTTCCTTGCCTTGGTAATCTTGCTCTTGGCATTGGATTTCGCTTTCTTCAGTTCTTCCACGGATAGGGAACTGATGTCGGTCTCGTCCTCTTCCTTTTCCGGATTTTCTTCGGGGGTATCCGCTTTTTTGTAGAGTTCGTCCAGCTGCTCTTCAGTCGGCAGTTCCCTGTCCTGCTCGAACTGCCTTTTGATGGCAGCCAGCAGTGTCATGCGGTTGGAGAGAAAGGCTATACGGGCGACAATATCCTTGCGCTGCGTGCATACAGCCTGCGTGTTTGTCTCACCCAGTCCGGCAAGCATCCGGTGCTGGCGTGAACGTTCGTTGTAGCATTCCCGGAAGTCATAGATGATTTTGGCCATCACCGGAGGATAGGCGGGCTGTTCGTCCGCCTCACGCGCCAGTTCCCTCTCCGCAACGGCGACAATGGCGGCAGCCGTCTCTTCGGGAACCGTCTCGGAACGCCCGTCATTGCCCGGCATTGCATCATCTGCCAGGTCCACATCCTCAAAGCGCGGGTCATCCGGATGGTACCACACCTTGATCATCTGCCGGATTTCATACTCCAGCTTCTCGCGGGTATGCGGCTTTTCGCCCTGGCGTGCCAGACGTGCGGCGACAAACCCCTTATATCCAGAACGGGTCAGGATATTCACACCGGTGCTGTAGTCACGTTTCTGCGAGTTCAGCCACTTGATGCCGTCCCTGCGCGCCTCGATATAGTTCTGTGTAATCTTTGACATTGTATGTACGTTGTTTTTTGATGATACGCAAAGCTATTGCGGTTTTTGTTGCCGGAATAGGACAAAACAAAATGTCCGCCCCTGCCTGAGAGCGAGAGACGGACATGAACAACCAATCATGAACAAAAAGGCTTATGGCTCTTCTGATGCGGCTTTTACAGTCAGGATGTCCTCCGTATCTCCCTCATACACACATTTGCGCGGTGCGGTAAAGGTGTAGTGGAGGGTGTTCTGGTTGCGGGCGGTGGAGCTTGCTCCGGTAGTGGCACCGTCACCCGACGCACGGAGCGCGCCGCGCCGCTTGTCACCCATCAGGTAGTTCGTGCCGTTGTTGTCGGTCACGATAAAGAACATCTTGCGCCCTTTGGTCGCATTCTCAAAACCGAATATCTTCTTCCGCATCTTGGCCGAAATGATATTCAGGTCCATTAGGAACGATTCCCCGCCGCTTTCTCCCTGGTCGGTAATCTTGAACTCGGCCAGTTCGTCGGTGAAATCCATCTTGTATGCTCTGCAGCCTTCCTTCATGACCAGGTCACCGACCAATGTACCGGCTTCTTCAAGAGAAAGAGGGGATTCCGTCTTTTTCGGGTAGTCCGGCCATGTGGCCACATCCGCATGATAACCGAAGATGACGGACGGTATGATACCGCCCATGTTGTCCTGGTTCTCGCAGTCCATTGCCTCGTTGATGTCATCAAGGGCAATACATAATTTAGGGTCTACTTCTGCCATAGTCGTAGGGTTTATTCGGATTTAACAACATAGGTGCCCGTCACCTTCTCCACTTTGCCTGCAGCGGGCGTCTTCTTCTGCACGGCAGGAGTGGTGTATCCGGCAGCTTCCAGGAACTCGACGGTATATTCCTTTCCACCGGGAACTGCCACATATGTACCGGACTCACGCCAGGCTTCCTCGCCCTGGATGCGCCATTTACCGCCGTTGTTGACCGCTTCATCCGGCGTAATGGTCACTTCAATGTATCCGAACGGATTGGTCCCTTCCGGATCTACCGGACGGTCGTTGACGCAGAACTCGGACTTGTGCACAGACACGAACTGGAAGCCGATCACATACTTGCCCGCAGCGTCGAAGGTATAGGGGTTGCCGGACATGAACGGCTTGATGGACTTGAAGTCGCTCTCCTTGTCAAAGCCGTAGCATACGTTCTCCTTGGTGGTCAGCATGACGAACTGGCTGCCGTCAGGAAGGTTCGGAACACGCACCAGCTCGCAGCGATTGTTGGAACCAAGCAGGTGCTGTGTATCTGAAGTGTCCTCCTTGAGTCCGATGACAATGGTGCCTTCGTCCTTGCGCCAGTCATCGTACATGTCGCCCAAATCGTCGGAAATGAACATCTTGATGTTCTTCTTGCGTTTGAAAGTACGTGGCATGTGGCGCCACATTTCCAGCAGCTTCTCCCCGATATCGGCACGGGACAGTTCACCGGTCGCATAAACGTTACCCTCGGCACTGGAGATGTCCCCGACAGCTTCGCCTTCGGTGATAATGGTACCGATACCGTCGAAAGAGTCCTGAATGTCCGTCTTTTCTTCATCTGCACTGTATTTTGCCGTGAAAATGGCAAACAGCAGGTCATTGGATGCCAGTTCATGCCCGTGGTTGATCAGCCACAGCTCGAACGGGTGTTCCTTGCGGAGTGTACCGGGAACCTCGGCAATGTAGGTGCGTCGGTAGCGCTCAGGCTCGTCGGACATCTCCATTACAACGGGACGCACTACCAGACGTCGGGGAACAATCTTGCCCAGATACTTTCCGGCAGTGAACTTTCCGGTGTACTTGCCGGAGATGCTTCCGCCCTCCACCTTGCCCAGTTCAAGGGAGTCGGTTATGCCCGGTACCGGAGTGAAATGTCTCAACACCTCCGAAGCGTCGAGCTTGTCGACCGCCTTCAGGATGTCCTTGTGCTTTTTTACCGCGGTCAGAACGGCGGTAATGTCAATAGGTGCTTTAAAATCCATAATAGAATAGTTTAGGTGTTACTCATTCTCAAAACTGTTGATCGGGTCTGTGGCGATGTCCGCAAACTTGTTGTCTTCGTTCGCTTCCCGGTGGCTGTCGGTACCCGTTCCGGGTATTTTGGCGACAATGTCACGGATAACTTGTACCTTGGCCTTGTTGTCGGTGGCATTCTTGATGCTGTCACTTAGGCTGTCAAGGTCATTCACGACTGCCGTCAGACTGTTTTCGGCAGTCTCCTTGGCAGTGTTGGCGACAGCCAGGTCATTCTCCGCTTTGGCTTTCGCTTCGTTGGCGGCCTTGACGGCGTCATTGATGGCCTGCAGATTCTCTACGGTAAGCAACATCTTGCCGTCTTTTTCCTCAATGCCTTCGCTGTTGAGGATCTGATTGATGAAAGTAAATTCTTTACGCATAACTGTATTTGAATTAGAAATGTCAGTCTTGTTGCCGGTAGGGAACAGCCCTTTGATACCGTCGATAATCTGGGAGACCAAGTTTTTGCCTTCCGGTTCCGGCTTCTCCTCCGAATCGATAGCCGGCAACGGTAGACCAAGCGCGGTGAAGCAGTCGGTCATTTCATTGGTCACCTGCGGCTTTTTATGGGTACCGGGAATGATCCTGTCTATGAATCCCCATTCCTTGGCTTCGGCGGCAGGCATCCAGCGTTCCTCTTCCATCAGGGTGATAATCTCCTTCAGGCTTTTGCCGCTACGGTTGATGTACTTCTGTGCAATCATCAGGTCAATGGCTTCCGCGCTCTTCTTCTTGTTCTGCAGTTCCTTGATGGTGTCCTCCAACTGGTCTGCATTGAGCTGGCCCCAGATGTCCACTCCCAGGCTGCATTTATGCGCCAGCCACATGCCGTCCTCGTGCATCTCGATGGACTTGGCGCCGAACGCCAATATGGTGGCCGCCGAAGCGTTGAAGCTGATGAACTCCACCGTCACATTGCCGTGCTCGGCCATCAGGGCGGACATGGCAACCGCTTCGGCCACATCACCGCCATAACTGGAAACCTTCAGGCGTACGGGCTGGCCTTTGGCCTTGTCAAGAAAGTATTTCAGATAGTTTTTGTTGTACCAGTAACGGTCAATCGCTCCGAATAATGTGATAACTGTCTCGTTCATAAAACTTATTTTTGCGCAAAGAAAAACGCAAAAAAAACGGTACCCAAGGACATCGGGTACCGTCAGCGGACAGATAAATATTTGACTGAAAGAGTGTTGCGTGTCAGCAAAGGAAGCCGTACGGTTATATTTCCTCCATGTTTTCAATATAGACGGTCGGTTCATCCTGGATGCAGGTGAACGTGAATGAGGTGCCGTTCCGTTCCGACACGGAACGTCCGCTTGTCTTGTTTGTGGCGAACAGCATGAGTGCGTCCTCCTGCCCGCACCAATGGACCGCCCCGTTGCCGTCCACTGCCAGTACATACCACAAGCCACGCTCCAGCATCTCCATCAGCTGATGGTTTGCCGGGGAAAGTTTCGGAATCACCCCTTCAATGGAAACGTTCCAGCAGTCCCCCGCGTCATTCACCTCCTTGTCTTCATTATAGGAATAGGTGTCATTGGCATATACCGGTATGGAAACAATATCTTCCCGGTTGCGGAGTTCCAGATAGTTCAGACCGGCGGCATAGTCCTTACGGATTTGCACGAACGAGGCCGGAGGCACGGCAATCACCTGCAACAATCCTCCGACGTTTTCAAAATCATAATGCATTGCTTTCATAAGCCATTTTTCCCTGCTGGGAAATTGTCCCGAATTCGGACAACTTCCCCAAAATTATACGGTTAATAAAGTCTAAAATCGTGGTATTCTCCACCGTTTTCCTATATCCATGCCGGTTATACTCCCTGCGGATAGTCTCATAAGACCAGGTGTCGTCATCAAAGCCGAAGCTGTTTTGAAAGTTGCGGATGGCGGTCGAGAGTGGGATTCCGATACTGACATGGGTGTCGAGATAGAGGAAAAGCATCTGCTTGATCCGTCTTTCCACCTTGCTGCCGAACGCCACCACTTCGGTATTCGACATCGCCCATCCGTATCGGTAGAAGTCATCACGGCGTATCTCCACCGCCACGTTGGCGGTATATCGTGCCAGGTTCCGGTATCTGTTCTCGTATCGTCCGGGTTTTGCAAGCCTGGAAAGGAAGTCGTTCTGCAGCTCCTTGTCCGGGGACAGATTGACTATTTCTGTCCAAGTGTCGTCCGGGGCATTGAAATTGTACAGCAGGAATTGCTTGACATAAGGCTTGCAAGGGAGCCAACACACAAATCGGTCTTTCTTCGTCATTTAAAGTATTGATTTTTATACAAAAATACGCATATTGATTAATATATTCATCACTCTCTTGTTTTTTATTTCTATTGGAGCAGGCACATTTTGCCCTCTACACCTTCTACACTTTCTACAAAGTATAAAATTACCTATATATCAACAACATAACGGTTTTAGTATAGAAGAAAAAGTGTAGAAAAACCTTCTACAAAGTATCTATTTGTAGAAGAAATACAGAAAAGCAGCATTTTGTAGAAATTTGTAGAAGCTTGTAGAACATCTTTTTATAACATAAAACACTGATTTATAAAGATGTAGAAAGTGTAGAAAGTGTAGAAGCATTTTTTGCCCCAAAATAAAGCATCTTTTTTGTCTCAAAAAGGCAAGAAAAAAGCCCCTACCTTCACAGGCAAGAGCTTCCGCACAACTATGATAGACATTAAAATTTATATGGAGAAGTTTTGTCCTCCGGCGGTTTATTATCCCGCCCTTCTTCCTCTTCGTCAGGCATTCCCATATCAATGTTGAGATTGATATTATAGTTTGCCATCAGCTCCGTGTAATCGAAGCAGAGGGCCTGCTTGGTCACGCTGGTTTTCTTATAATACTTTTGTCCACCGGCCTCCAGTTCTTTGGTTACTTCTACCCCCTTCAATATGTTCTTGAAACGGACGGAGTTTTGTACCCCCAGGTATTCTTTGGAGTTCTCCAAGTAGAAATTCAACGATTCAGTCGGTAAAGCGGTATCTCCCACCTGCTTGCTGAACTTCTTATACAGCATGAAGATGCGGTCTGTGCGCATACGCAGGATAGGGCGTGGCTGCTTAAAAGCGAGGTCCTTGACCTTGTTTGTCTTCAGCCCGGACAAATAATCAATGCGGAAATCCGACTCTAAGAATATTTCACCGTCCTGCTGCAAGTAACTGACCACATTCCAGAAGTTGGCCAATTCGTTGTTGCTCTTGCATTCACGGTTCTGCCGGATGATGCCGTCCACACAGATGTTCAGCAGATCCAGGTAAGTGAATGGCACGTCGAGCACCGCTTCAAGCGCGCGGAAGGCGGCCAATGGAATGACCCAGTTCCGCTGGATGCGGTCTTCTATGCTCTCGCCCTTCAAGCGTTCATTCAAATCCCCCATACACTGGCGATAGGAGGACGTGAAATCCGTCTCCATTTTTGACCGGTAGCGCAACAGCTGCAAAGTAAGGTGCGACAGTCCTAAGTCGCGTATTGACTTGCATTGGTCAAATGCCTGTTTCTCAGACGTGGAGAATTCCGTTTTGGTAAAGGTCAGGTAAATCAACCTGGAAAATAGGGCGATGTCAATTGTCGGCATCTCTTGACCGGATAGGATGACACCGCAATCCACGCTCGTAATCTCCCGCTTCTTGTCCCGGTCCATGTTCATGCGGCTTCGGCCGGTTCCGTCCCACAAGCCTTTGAGGAACTCCCGTTTGTCAAGGTCGATGGAATTCTTGTACTCGTCAATATGCACCAGCGCATTGGCGCATTGTGCCACCGCATCTCCCAAGGCTGCAATAGTCGCATTCTGGATGTTTGGCGGATTATTATTGATGATGAAGAACGACATCAGGCTGTGACCGAGTTCTGATTTGCCGCTACCTTTCGGGCCAAACAGATTAAGGATGGGAAAACTTTTAGTTTGCCCCGAAATAATATCCCGGAAAAGGGAAGCGATCAAGAAGCAGATACCAACCTTAGCATTGTCTCCGAATACACGAATCAACTGTTCGCTGTACACCCTTATGCTGACATTGTTGTACGTGGTGTGTACAAACCTGCGTTCGAACTGAAATAATTTGATGTCATCACGATAAATGGTACTACAACCCGGTAGGTAAAAATTGCCATTCTTCAACCGTACGATACCGTATTCATCCGCGATATGCCACTCCGTATCAAAGCACCCATTGCCGAAGGCAAAGAACCCCTGCCGTTGCCAGCCAAGCTGTGTCACCTCAAGTGCAGTCTCGGTCTGTTCGTAAAGGAACATCTTCAGCTTTGTGAGTTCTTTTTCAGTGGCCAGCCAGATATAATTGCCGAGGCCTTCTACCTTTTGCTTGAACTTGGACAATGACACTAGGTCTTCTTGTTTCATCTCTATGATTTCCTCTTGCTTGTTTTGGTTCTTGATTCGGTAGAGACGTTTGGGCAGGAGGGAATCTTTGATGTGGAATAGAGGCAACATGGTAAAATTGCTCCATTGCACAGCTTTCCCACTGTCCCCAGCCAATGCAAAGTAAGCATTGTATTCTTCATAGAAGCCATATTTTTGATAAAGGTCACGGTCTATCTTTTTGCTCTCATTAATGACTTGCTTGGCTTTATCAAGCTTCTTGGCACGGTTGATGGCCGTTTGCCACAACTTCTTGTCATCATAGAATGACTGGAGCTGTTTGAGGTACATGGACTCTTTGACTTCGTCCTTCACCATGACCACCATGGAGCAGATGGTGCTGACAGCATCGCTTCGCTCTTCGGTAGTATTGATGTCCTGGAATATATATGAGGCATACCATGGAATGAAATCTACCTCTTTCAGTTCTTGAAACTTCTGAATGCTCGTACAGTAGGTATCCGGATCATTCTTGCTCTGCGCTTCCCCAAGTGGTATCTCCTTGACCGATACACCAAACCCACACTTCATCGCCTGCAATCCGTTACGCATCACGTTGCGAATGCCGGCACCCAGTTTCTCACCTTTATCTGGGGTGGGCGGGTCCGCATCCGGAAGGAAGCAAACTTTAGTGGCGTACTTCTTCAGTTGCTCCATCTGGCTTTCAGTCCAATCGCCTCCAAGAGGGGCAACAGCGTTGTTGACACGAATACGCTGAAGCTGCATCGCATCGGGCGCCCCTTCCACCAAATAGAATTTATCTTCTTTGGCAGCCTGGCGTATGGCCGTATCAATTCCGAAAATTGAATCACGTTTATGGTAGATTTCATTTTCAGCCGAATTGATATACTTGGCCACCTTCTCACCGGACATGTCACGTGCGGTAAAGCCTATAATCCGTCGAAAACGGTCGCGTATGGGAATAACTATGCGGTTACGGTAACCATCGAAAGTCCTAATCTCCGTCCCCCTTTCTTTAGCCTTTTCCTTGTTGTCCGATAGCAGCCCCATCTCCTTCATCAAGTCTATGGAAAGACCGGCCGATTGCGCGAACTTCAACAAGTCATCCCACTTGTCGGGTGCGAACCCGATGCCCGTCTCTTCGGCATACTCCAGTCCCCAGCGCCCTTTGACATATTCGGCGGCGACCTTGTTGGCCGGGTCCAGCAGATTCTGGCGGAAATGCTCCGCGCACCGCTGGTTGATTACGAACATCGACTCGCGCTTCATGCGTGCCTGTTCCTGCTCGGGAGTCAGCCTCTCTTCCTCGACGGTTATGCCGTATTTCTTGCCGAGGTGCCTGACGGCCTCCGGATAGCTCATCGTCTCGTGCTCCATCAAGAAACCGACGGCATTGCCGCCCTTGCCACATCCGAAACAGTGCCAGGTGCCGCGTGCCGGGCTCACGAAGAAACTGGGGGTCTTCTCCTTGTGGAAAGGGCAGCACGCCTGGTAATTTACTCCTTTCTTCTTCAGATCGACGTAACCGGATATTACATCCACAATATCAGCACGGTCTAAGATTTGTTCTATGATTCTTTCGTCTATCATTGTATATTATATTCGGGTACTACCTTCTAAGGATGACAGTACCTTGTTCTTCGATATAATAGCTGCATATATCATACAAGTCAAACTCGCACAAGCATGAATACACGCATTTCATGAAAAGGCCATAGTTCTCCGGACTAACCTTTTCAAGTACCCGGAAAGATTCACCGGGCAGCATCTCGTACAGCTCGATGAATACTTTGTCATAGTATTCCGTCAACCTCTCCATTCCTACCAGCTCTATATAAGACTGAATCCAGGATCGACTATCGTCCGGAAGATATTGAAGCAAGTCCATGTTTTAAACATTGAAGGGTACAAAGGAATTGTTTTATAGGAGAGTTATCAAGGACGTTATCTGCTCCTACAGTTCCCGCGTTTCCTTCAGGCTCCCAATGAGCAAATTCATCAGTCTCGCATATAATCCGGAAGCTTCCTTCAGATTATCCGGATTCTTACCGGTAAGATGTAGCGTCATCTTATCCTTGGAGTAGTCCTGGCATATAGCCAAGTGCAGTTCCCGGTTCCGGTCATCAACTACCGAGACCTTCACTTCCTCCACCACACAACCAAGTTCTGAAGAGTCCAGCCATAAATATGACTTTTCATCTGTCTTCAGATGGCAGTACCGATGTACCTTGCCACCTTTACGAATTAACTCCACTTCGACGATTGTCGCTACCTGATTGGTACGCAGAATGCGTACTTTCTGACCTTTCTTCATTGATATTTCTTTTTTATTCATTACTGATTTGTTTTAAAACCGAGACCAATAGCCTGCAATCTCTTTAAGGCTTGTTTCTCATAATCCTTTTTAACTTTCTCGCTGATTTTATTTTCCCAGCAATCCACACAAAAAGGTCCATCGGGAGCATTGTAGCAACCACCTTTTATCGGCTTCCCACATCTCTTGCATTGTAACTCATTATCCATTGGGTTCATATCTGTTTTGTTATTCGTTAAATGACTACCATCACATTCCTTTTTATAATAAATATAGTATCCGTTATATAGTATGTGATTGCTTTCCTTTCAGCATCTCTCAGCAAGTCTTTTTTTAAGATTTGATAGTAGGAGTTGGTGTACTCTGCGTAAACCATGACCTCCCGTACCCTTTTCAAATCATCCAAAAAAGATTGCGGATTATGCTTCTTTATCAACTTAGTTTTCATCTCCTTTTTTATATTTTATCTCAAATACTTTTTTTACAGTATCGCAGATAATGGCCACTATAGGTATTGCACAAACAAGCGCACAGCTAATCCCTCCCCAATCCATTGTTCTATATTCATATTTTTTCGATTACATTACAAAACATACACAGCTATATGCTCCACTGTCAGGCATTCCCCCAAAGTCAACCCTGATACACAATTCTCCACAAATGACAAATGGCTTATCGCTCATCACCTTGCCATAAACACCATAATGTTCGTGAAATACCTCAGAACCCGGTTTCATTGAGCCCAGTTCCTTTTTCATTTGTCATCATCAACCTATCTTTACTGATTCATTATGACCATGGCATTGATAGCCCTGGCCATCGCTTCATTGACACACTCCTTGTCCGGCTCTTCATACTCCAGCAATACATCCACTTGCGTATCGCCGTTGGCATCTACATGTCTGGAACCGATTTCGACATTCACCGGAACCGCCTCTTCGTGCACTATCTCGATAAGGTATGCAAGAACCTTGTTGTGCATTGTCAGATTTTCACTCGTCATAACTAATAGTATTTAAATAATTAAACAATCTCTTTTAAACGCACATAAACCTCTGTCCTGGCCTTTCTTGACCGATTACGACAATAAGTATCTCCAGAAGTAAAATCATTGAGAATCACTAAAATCAGCAAGGCAACTGCACCAATGGTACGTTTTAGAGGAGACAATTCAAAACTGATATTGAAATGCGTACAGAACCACCAAGCAGACAATTCATTAATCTTGCCTATATGAAGTTTTTGATATATCCTGCGAAGAATATTATCCACTGTATAACGAGAAATCCCAAGGTCACAAGCCACCTCTTTTTGGGAAGCCCCCCAAGCTATACGTTCTGCAATCTGTGCTTCCCGTTCTGATAATGCAGTCAT